ACTATCAGGTTGATAGGCTCGGGCTATCGCTTGGCCCCAGAATTTAAAAATTTTTCTGCTATCGCAGAAAAATTTTGCGCTCGCTTCGCTCGCCAAAGTGATGGGGTAAAAGAACTGGTAAGGAACTGGTGATGGAACTGGTAGAGAACTGGTGATAGGTATAGTCTTAGGGGAAACCCTTAGTGTATTAAAATTTTTCGCTCGCTTCGCTCGCTTGTATTTGTCAGACACAAGAGATATGTTCGGCGCATTTGTCACGGGGGTTTACCCTAACCTGGTGCTCGCTTCGCTCGACTAACCAGGTTCGGGAAAACCCTTATGTGTATGTCGATAGCCTTAGCCTATCGGCGACTGCTCGCTCCACTCGCAGGGGGGGAACGGCCAGACAAAAAAGCACAGAGCAACAGCAGCGACCCCATCACCCCGTTTTTTCAGCATAGGGAGGTGGGGTCCTATACACAGTGTTCCGCTCACTCGATGCAAACTTTTTCATTTCACCCCCTACCCCCTTCATTTTTTCTGTACTCTCCTACGAAAATCTGTATTCCAGAACCCACCCCCATCATTTTTCTTTTCGTACACCCCCCACCCCTACATATTTTTCTGGTACATTCCGGGCAACTTCCCGCTAACCACGGTGCATATGCAGAAAATTGAACCCAATGCGGCAGTCCCCCTGCCGTTCGACATATCTGATGAGCAGCCCAAGACCCATTCAGATAGCCTCGCTGTTGCTGCGAACACTATCGACTTCATTAAAGAACTCGGTGGGGACATCAGCTACGACGACGATGACCTGCACAAAGCAGCAGAACTCATCCAAGGTGCAGACAAACCGAGCACCCCCAAGCATTTGTCGTCTTCTACAGAAGCCGCTGCAGCCCATGCGCTAATCAAGCGGTTCGACTTCAGTTCGTTTGCAGATGCACTGCAAGCACGGAACTTCATTACCAACAAGTTAGTAAGCCTTGCGGACTGCGGCGACCCGAAGCTAGAACTCCGTGCGTTGGAATTGCTAGGTAAGCACAGCGACATTGGGCTATTCACTGAGCGTAGTGAAGTAACCATCCATCATAAGACATCCATAGCCCTTGAGAACAGTATCAAGGAGCGGGTCAAACGTCTGCTCAATGCAGACATTACGGATATCGGCCCTATTGACGATCTCGATGCGCAACTGGGTATGAGCCCAAGCCAAGAGATGCAGATAGATACCCCAGAAGATACCCTAGAAGATGAGTGAAGTAACCCTATCAGACATTGAAAAGCTGATTAACTCAGGGAAACTGAGCGAGTCGGACTTGCGGGTACTTGAAGCCCAGCTAATTCGGCTGGAGAAGCTGAAAGAGCGGGAACTCTGCCAGACCAAGTTCATCAAGTTCGTGGAAAAGGCGTGGCCTTCGTTCATTTCGGGTGCTCACCACCGAAGGATGGCTGATGCGTTCGAGAGAGTGGCCTCTGGATCGTGTAAGAGGCTCATCATCAACATGCCTCCGCGCCATACCAAGAGCGAGTTTGCGTCTTATCTGCTCCCTGCGTGGTTCTTGGGCAAGTTTCCAGCGAAGAAAGTCATCCAAACGTCCCATACGGCTGAGTTGGCTGTCGGTTTTGGTCGAAAAGTACGAAATTTGGTCGATTCCGAGACGTATAAGGACATTTTTCCCGAGCTTTCGCTCCAAGTTGACTCGAAAGCGGCTGGTAGATGGAACACCAGCAAGGGCGGTGACTACTTCGCTATCGGTGTAGGCGGTGCGGTGACGGGTAAGGGTGCTGACGTACTCATTATTGACGACCCACACTCAGAACAAGAGGCTGCACAGGCAGCTATCAACCCAGATGTGTACGATAAGGTGTACGAGTGGTACACATCAGGACCACGGCAGCGTCTGCAGCCGGGAGGAGCCATCGTTGTAGTTATGACCCGCTGGAGCCAGCGAGATTTGACGGGTCAGGTGCTCAAGAGTGCGGCTCAACGAGGTGGTGAAGAGTGGGAGGTTATTGAATTCCCAGCGATTCTGCCGAGTGGTAACCCACTGTGGCCTCAGTTCTGGGGTATTGAAGAGCTAGAGGCTCTCAAGGAAGAACTACCTAACGCAAAATGGCAAGCACAGTATCAGCAGAACCCTGTTGGTAATGAGAGTGCTATTGTCAAGCGAGATTGGTGGCAGTGGTGGGAGGAGGACGACCCGCCTAAATGCGACTATATTCTACAGACTTGGGACACGGCGTTTGAGAAAAACAATCGCGCCGACTATTCCGCAGGTACTACGTGGGGGATATTCAACCACCTCAAGGATGGCAACAGGCCGAACATCATCTTGCTCAACACATACAAGAAGCGAGTTGAGTACCCAGACCTGAAGAAAGATGTGCTCAAGGAGTACAACAAGTACGAGCCTGACGGTGTGCTGATCGAGAAGAAGGCATCGGGGGCTCCGCTGATCTACGACTTGCGGGCTATGGGCATACCAGTACAGGAATACACGCCATCCAAGGGTCAGGACAAGATCGCCCGTTTGAACTCAGTCTCGGACATAATCGCCTCTGGGAAAGTGTGGGTCCCTCAAACTCGCTGGGCTGAGGAGTTAGTGGATGAAGTCGCTGAGTTTCCCTCAGGCGAGCACGATGACTTGGTGGACGCAACGACTCTAGCCCTGATGCGGTTTAGGCAGGGGGGTTTCCTCCGTCTGCCGACAGACGAGCCCGAAGAAGTTCAATGGTTCAAAAGCTCCCGCAAAGAGCGGTACTACACAGTTTAAGGACACAAAATGGCTGGCAATATGGACAAAGGGTTGTACGCAGCCCCTATGGGCTTGGATGAAATGGAAGAAGAAAACCAAGCTCCAGAGATCGAGATTGAGATCGAAGACCCTGAGGCTGTAACCATCGGCATCGGTGGCCTTGAGATTGACCTCATGCCCGAGAAGGAAACCGCTGATACGTTCGATGCGAACCTTGCTGATTACATGGACGACTCAGCCCTGAAGCTGCTGGGCGGCGATCTGATTGACGACTTCACCAAAGACATCGGTGACCGCAAAGATTGGATTTCTACCTACGTAGACGGCCTGAAGTTGCTTGGGCTGAAGTATGAAGAGCGCACTGAACCGTGGAATGGAGCTTGTGGAGTGTTCCACCCCATGCTCACAGAGTCAGTAGTACGGTTCCAGTCCGAGTCCATGATGGAGACTTTCCCCGCTGCGGGGCCAGTCAAGACCCTGATCGTCGGTGCTATTGACCGTGCGCGAGAAGAAGCAGCCTCCCGTGTGCGTGAGGACATGAACTACCAGCTTACCGAGGTGATGAGCGAGTACCGCCCAGAGCACGAGAAGTTGTTGTGGAACCTGCCGCTGGCTGGCTCTGCCTTCAAGAAGGTGTACTACGACCCAAGCAAGGGCCGTCAGACGGCCATGTTTATACCTGCTGAAGACATCGTAGTTCCGTATGGGGCATCGTCTTTAGAAACCGCCGAGCGGGTCACGCACGTGATGCGTAAGACCAAGAACGAGATTCTCAAGCTGCAGGAAGCTGGGTTCTATTGCGACGTTGAGTTGGGTGAGCCCACCCACGAGCTTGACGACATCGAGAAGCAGAAAGCCGAAGAGATGGGCATGACTGCCCTGAACGATGATCGGTTCCGCATCTTGGAGATGCACGTTGACTTGGACTTGCCGGGGTTTGAACATACAGACAAGAAGGGGAAAGAGACTGGGATTGCCCTTCCTTACGTAGTCACAGTAGAAAAAAGTACAGGGGAGATTCTCGCCATTCGTAGAAATTGGTACGAGGGGGATGAACTCCACACCAAGCGCCAGCACTTCGTCCACTACCAATACATCCCCGGCTTCGGCTTCTACGGGTATGGTCTGATCCACCTCATCGGTGGCTACGCCAAGAGCGCCACCATGCTGATTCGTCAGTTGGTGGATGCAGGTACGCTGTCTAACCTCCCCGGCGGTCTTAAAAGCCGGGGCTTGCGGATCAAGGGCGACGATACTCCCATCGCTCCGGGCGAGTTCCGGGACGTAGATGTGCCTTCAGGAAGCATCCGAGACAACATTCTCCCACTTCCGTACAAAGAACCAAGCCAAGTTCTCTACACCCTGTTCGACAGAATCGTGCAGGAAGGGCGTTCGTTCGCTTCAGCGGGCGATATGAAGGTCTCGGATATGTCTAGCAATGCCCCGGTAGGGACAACGCTGGCGATTCTGGAGCGGACGTTGAAGGTAATGACGGCTGTGCAGTCACGGATGCACTACGCCATGAAGCAGGAGTTCAAGCTCCTGAAGGTCATCATTGCTGACTATACGCCTGAGGAGTATGACTACGACCCAGTAGAAGGTAACCGTCAGGTCAAGAAAGCTGACTACGACATGGTGGACGTTATCCCTGTGTCGGACCCGAACGCAGCAACGATGGCACAGAAGATCGTGACCTACCAAGCCGTGTTCCAGTTGGCCCAGAGCGCACCACAACTCTACAACCTACCCCTGCTGCACCGCAGCATGATCGAGGTCCTTGGGGTCAAGGATGCAGCCAAGCTGGTCCCTGTTGAGGAAGACCAAGTACCTACGGACCCAGTGCAGGAGAACCAGAACCTGCTGACGGGTAAACCCGTCAAGGCGTTCCTTATCCAGAACCACCAAGCGCACATTCAGGTGCATATGGCTGCGATGCAGGACCCGCATATTCAGAAGTTGATGGAGAACAACCCCAAAGCAGAGGCTATTGGCTTCGCTGCTATGGACCACATCAACGAGCACATCGCCTTTGAATACCGTAGGCGCATCGAGCAGATTATGAATATGCCACTGCCAACTGAGGAGCAGACCAAGAACATGCCTCCTGAGGATGCAGAAAAGCTCGCCATGATGACGTTGCAAGCCTCGCAGCAACTCCTGCAGCAGAACCAGCAAGAGTCTCAGCAGCAAAAAGCACAGCAGCAAGCGCAAGACCCAATCGTGCAGATGCAGCAGCAAGAACTTCAACTCAAGATGAAGGAGTTGGAACTCAAGCAGCAGAAGCAACAGATCGACGCTGCAGCCAAGGCTGACCAGATTGAGATCGAGCGTGAGCGCATCGAGTCACAGAAAGAGATCGCGGCTATGCAGGTTGGCGCTTCTGCAGCCGCTGCACGGGACAAACTGGACCGTCAGATTGAACTTGATAGTGCCAAGGTAGGGGTAGACATCGCCAAACACAAAGCGCAGATGTCTAACCAAACAGCGCAACGGGCAGCGCAACGAAATCAGCCCAGCAATCCCTTCTCAAAGGAGCGTTAATTGGACGGGTACAAAGTATTAGCGATAGCGGTTAAGGAGATGCACAAGCTTCGTGATGAGCGAATCACGTTCATCGCCTCCGGTAGAGCGTCCAGCCATGATGAGTATCGTCATGTCTGTGGGGTGATCCTTGGTCTAAGCCTCGCAGAAAACACAATCAACGACCTAGTGCAGAAAGCAGAATACTCAGATGAATGATCTCTTCAAGTTCCAGAACGCTGCCGTAGATTTGTCTGGCATCCTCAATAAGGATACCGAGCAGAAGGCCAAGCAGTTGCCAGACCCCAAGACGTTCCACCTCCTGTGCGTAGTTCCTGACGCTATGGAGGAGTACCAGAACAGCGAAGTTGGGCTACTCAAGGACTCCAAGACTATGTACTACGAAGAGATGCTGACCCCAGTGTTGTTCGTGGTCAAGGTTGGCCCAGATGCGTACAAGGACAAGACTCGGTTCCCTAGTGGTCCATCTTGCAAGGAAGGCGATTTCATCATCTGCCGCCCTAATTCCGGTACACGCTTGAAGATTCAAAACCGTGAGTTCCGCATCATCAACGACGATTCAGTTGAGGCTGTGGTCGAAGACCCCCGTGGTATTACACGTGCTAGTTAAGGAGCAAACATGAAGAACATAGACGACGACTTTGAGTTTCCCGACGAGATCGAGGCCAAGAAAGAGAAAGCTGTTGTCGAAGACGACAAGTTCGAGGTAGAGATTGAGGACGATACCCCCACGGGGGACCGCAATCGCAAGCCTATGAAAGAACCCGTAGAAGACCCTACGGAGGAAGAACTTGCTACGTACGACGAGAAAGTACAGGCGAGGATCAAAAAATTCACTCGTGGCTATCACGATGAGCGTAGGGCTAAGGAAGAGGCTGTGCGTGAGCGTACCGCTGCAGAAACCTTCGCCAAACAGGTGTTTGAGGAGAACAAACGCCTTCAACAGCAGCTTGCTAATGGCAGCAAAGCCTATATCGAAACGTCCAAGGGCGCGGCTGAAACTGATCTTCAGGTAGCGAAGAAGAAGTACAAGGAGGCATACGAGAGTGGCGATGCCGACGCGCTGACGGAAGCCAATGCCGAGATTACCAGAGCAGCCCTTCGTTTAGAACGCGCTGCTGGTATGCAGCCAATCGAGGTTGAAGAGAAAGAATATCAGCCCGCCGCAGCTAAACCCATCGAGCATCCACGCACCCAACGCTGGGTAGAAGCCAATAGTGATTGGTGGGGTAAGGATGAAGAAATGACCGCCGCAGCGATGGGACTTGACAGGCGTTTGCAACGCGAGTATGGTGCAGACTTTATCGGTAGCAAAGAATACTTTGACGTTATTGATAAGACGATGCGTAAGAGATTTCCTGAGCAGTTTGAAACCGTTCAGAGCGATGAACCGGACGAGGATAGTACCCCACGCCGTGCCACAAAACCATCTACTGTAGTAGCCCCGGCTACGCGCAGTACACCGCCTAACCGTATTAAGTTGAAGGCATCCGAAGCCGCGATAGCTCGCCGACTTGGGGTTCCCTTGGAACTGTACGCAAAACAGGTTGCTCAACTGAAGAGGAGTGAATGAACATGGATCAGAATGTCGCTGCTGAGAAGGCACAAACACGTATCAACCGCGAGTTGGAGTCCCGCACTGTGGCTAAGCGCCAGCAGGAGTGGCGTCCTCCCGAGACACTTCCTAGCCCTAATGAACGTCCGGGGTGGAGGCATAGGTGGATTCGTACTTCTACAACTGGACAAAGTGATCCGTCGAACATCTCTTCCAAGTTACGCGAAGGATACGAACCCTGCAAAGCAGAGGACTATCCTGAGATGATGATGCACGCCACCACAGAAGGTCGTTTCAAGGGAAACATCGAAATGGGTGGGTTAATGCTCTGCCGTATTCCTGAGGAGTTCTTGAAGCAGCGTGAAAGCTACTACGCCAATCAGAACAAGTCCCAGATGGAAGCGGTGGACAACAACTTTCTTCGTGAAAGTGATCCCCGTATGCCTCTGTTCGCAGAGAAGAAGTCGAAGGTCACTTTCGGTTCTGGTTCTGGTTCTTAAAACAGGAGTCTTAAATGGCATATCCCACTATTGATAAACCATATGGCCTAAAGCCAATCAATCTGATTGGTGGTCAAGTGTTCGCGGGTTCTACCCGTGAATATCCAATCCAATACGGCGACACTACGGGCATCTTCTACGGTGACTTCGTGAAAGTCGTTCGCGGCAACGCAACCCGCTTCGCAGTTACCACCACCGGCCAAAGTGCTGGCATGGTCGGTATCTTCCTCGGTTGCTACTTCACTAGCCCAACCACCAAGCAAACTGTGTTCTCGCAGTCTTGGCCCGCTGGTACGCTGGCTAACGGTGTTGCAATCGTCTGTGATGATCCTGATACGGTCTTCAAGGCTGTTGTCTGCTCGGCAACCACTACGCTTGCATCTGGCAACTACGCGATGGTCGGTCAGAACTACTCCATGATTAACAATTCGGGCAACATCAATACGGGTAACTCGGCAAATGCCTTGCTGTATTCTGCTACCCTGACTACCGCAGCGTTCCCAGCACGTGTGGTTGGTGTTGTTCCTGATACGGCTGTTACGACTTCCGCAACGGGTTCTTCGTCCACCACGACCATCACTTGCAGCGCACTGACTTCGGCACTCGTTCTTGGTACTGATGTCTCGTACATCTTCGGCGGTGCTTCGCCTAACGGTCAGGTCATTCGTACTGGTTCGTTTGTTTCCGCCACAGCCGCCGTTGGCGCTACGTCTGTTACTATTAACGCACAGGCTACCTCAGCGGGTAACACCAATACGGACATCCCCGCTAACTCTACGATTCTGTTTACGCAGATTCCAGAGATGTTGGTGAAGATTAACTTCGCCAGCCATTCGTACTACACGGCTGCGGCTGTCTAAGGAGTAATATCACATGGCAATTAGTCGCGCACAACTACTCAAAGAACTCCTTCCGGGTTTGAACGCCCTGTTTGGTATGGAGTATTCTCGCTACGGCGAGCAACACAAGGAAATCTACGAGACTGAAACCTCTGAGCGTTCCTTTGAAGAAGAAACCAAGCTGTCTGGCTTCTCGGCTGCACCTATCAAGGCTGAAGGTTCTGCCATCGCGTATGACAACGCGCAGGAAGCTTGGACGACTCGTTACAACCACGAGACTATCGCTCTTGGTTTCTCGATCACCGAAGAAGCTGTTGAAGACAATCTGTATGACAGCCTCTCGGCTCGTTACACGAAGTCTTTGGCACGGGCTATGGCCTACACCAAGCAGGTTAAGGCTGCTGCAGTTCTGAACAACGGTTTTTCCAATGGCTACCTCGGTGGCGATGGCGTGGCTCTGTTCAGCACGGCTCACCCTCTGGTGTCTGGTGGTACGAACAGCAACACTCCTGCTACCCAAGCTGACCTGAACGAGACTTCGCTTGAAGCCGCCGTTATTCAGATCGCCGCTTGGACGGATGAGCGTGGTCTGCTGATCGCCGCTAAGCCTAAGAAGATGATTGTTCCTCCTGCTCTGCAGTTCGTTGCTACCCGTCTGTTGGAAACCAGCCTCCGTGTTGGTACTACCGATAACGATATCAACGCTCTGAAGAACAATGGTTCGGTCCCAGAAGGCTACACCATCAACAACTTCTTGACCGACAACAACGCTTGGTTCCTCTGCACCGATGTGCCTAACGGTATGAAGCATTTCATCCGTACTCCGTTGGCTAACTCGATGGATGGAGACTTCGACACGGGCAACGTCCGTTACAAGTCCCGCGAGCGTTATTCGTTCGGCTGGTCTGATCCTCTGGGTATGTTTGGATCGTCAGGTTCTACCTGATATAGCTAGACAGAATTGGGGGCTTCGGCCCCCTTTTCTTTTATGTGGGCGTGTGTTACGCTTGTAGCACCAAGACTACTTGGCTTGTTGACTGACTTGGCAGACTCCCCTCAAGACAGCAAGCCGCAAATGAGGATATATCATGGGATTCGCAACTCACCTTGGCCCTTGGCTGCTCGGCACGGTTAAAAACACCACCGGGACTACTGTTGGCACGATCCGCAACATGGGTGCTACTGTAGTCAGTCAATCTGCACCACTTGTATACAGCACTTTGACTGGCAATGCGTTTGTTTTGCCAGCGGGCGCACAAGTTACGCAAGTAACAATCGTCACCACTACTGTTTTCAGCGCAGCGACCACCATTCTTTTGAGCATTGGTGGTACAGCGTTTACGACCACTGGAACAATCACTAGCGTGGGCGGCGTGAACCTGACCGCCAATGCGACCACCCCCGGAGGCTGGCTCAATGTTGGGTCTACCGACGCACAGGTAACCTACACAATGGCTGGTACATCTTTGAGTACTGGCGAGGCAACCGTGTTCATTATGTACGTGGTGCGTAACTCTGATGGTGCTGCTAACCCAACGGCATCTGCTGCCTAATTAGTCTCGGGGGCTTCGGCCCCCAATTTACAGGAGATAAATTATGGCAAAGACTAATCCTAGTCCTACGTTCCCCCAATTTCCGGGTGACGCAGCAGCAGTCACACCGAACGATACGACTCGCTTTGAACCGTCTGTTGTCTATGTTGGTACTACGGGTAACGTGAGCGTGGTGACTTCCCAAAACACGACTGTCTTGTTCACCGCAATCCCGGCTGGCGCAGTTATCCCAGTGCGTGTCATTGGTGTACGCAGCACCGACACAACCGCATCGACGATAGTTCGTATTTTCTAAAGCCGCCGTTTGGCTTATGGCTAATACCGCAATATCGAACCTAACTGCCGCCGCTGCATTGACGGGGGCGGAAATCGTTCCTGTGGTGCAAAGTTCGACTACTGTACGTACAACGGTTACAGACATCGCAACTTTCTCAAACATACCCGCTGGCTTAACTACACAGGTTCAGTTCAACAATAGTAGTGTGTTTGGCGGGGCTGCTGAATTCACTTACGACATAGGAACATTCACCCTAACAGTCCCAACGATCCAATCCGCACCAGCCAATGTATCGGGAAGTGGAACGCCTCTCACGCTTAACGGCGCAGGGGGGAATGGCGGGGGAACTTCTGGTGGCAACGTAGCCCTTAATGGTGGGGTTGGCCTTGGAGGTGCTGCTGGCGGTAGCGTAGTGATTAACGCTGGCGCTGGCTCTAGCAGCGGAGTAGGGGGAAATTGCGAGTTTACCGCTGGGACAGGTGATGGGGCTGCGGGCGGTAACTTCATAATTGAGGGCGGAAACTCAGTAAGTGATGCTGGGGGTGACGTAACTATTACTCCCGGTGCTGGTGCTACCGTATACGGTGAACTGAACTTAGCGGATGGCGTTAGCAACCTCGTCACAGTCTTTTACGACCTTAGCACTACTACATCAAAACTAAGTTTCTTCGGAAGCGGTCCCGCTGCACGATCTACTCCCGTCACCGCTAACCCAGCGGAAGGTCTGTTTGCCATATCTTCAGCCCTCAATGATCTCGGGCTGATAGTTAACGGTACGATGGCTAACATCGACGCAGACTTCACCAGCACAAACAAGGGGTTTGTCCCTGCGTCTGGTGGTGGCACAACCAATTATTTGAGGGCGGACGGCACTTTTGCTGACCCCCTAGCCGCAACAACGCTGGGCTTTTTTGGTGCAACCCCAGTAGCCAAGCCCACAAGCGTCGCCGTTACCGCAGCGGGTATTCATGCCGCGCTTGTTTCTTTGGGACTTATAACGTGAGCGAGGCGTAATCATGCCCCCATTTGGCTTCGGTCTATCCATCGCAAACCTCCGTGGAGTTGGCGGCGGGGCTGCACCCCCTCCCCCTGTGACTGAAGGTATCCTGTTGGAAAATGGCATCGACTTCTTGTTGCTTGAAAACGGCGACTTCCTGCTCCAAGGATAAATCATGGCTAATACCACAATATCGAACTTAACCGCCGCTGCGACACTCACAGGGACGGAGATCGTTCCGATTGTGCAGAGTGCGGCTACTGTACGTACAACCACCGCGAACATCGCGGCTGTATCGAACACTCCTGTTACGCTAACTTACGCAGCTACGATAGCCCCAGCGTCGAGCGGCAGGATCACGTACCGTGTCATCCTGACAGGCAACTTGGTTATTGACACTCCGACAGGCGCAGCAGATGGCAACCAGATTGAGTTCTGGCTCACCGCCAGCGGTGGGGCAAGGACGGTGACGTTCTCCTCTACTTGGGCGCACATCCCTACCAGCAGCACACTCACTAGCCCTGTCACCATCGCCTCTGGCACTCAGGGCGAGTTGATGTTCCGCTACGACTCTGTGCTTGGCGCATGGAAAGCGGCCCGCTTTGTGAACGGGTACTCATAACATGGCAAACGTCTACTTCGGTGACACGATTGGGGTGGCGGACAACAACTGGAACACCTCTATCCAGTTCACGGTGTCTGGCGTTACCGAGACTCCAACTGCGGGTGCGACGTACAATAACAATGGCATAACCTTCACCGTCACCAGCGCATCTATTGCTGCTGGCTCCGGGACAATCAATGCTGGGGGTTCTGGAACCTCAACCGCAAGCGGTACGCTCACAAAGGTATCGGGGACAGGTGACGCAACGATTTCCTTTTCCGCAAAAGCGGACGTTAACTGGTTTTCAACTCCGGGGTCGGTTAGTTGTACTTGTTGCTGCTGCCCCGGCGTTAACGTCCCCGGAACCCCCTTGGGTAGACTGCCAACAACTGCGGATACCTGCATTATCGGGAACACCATTAACGTCCCCTCTTATATTACGCCGTGGCCTTCTGCTCTGACATTATCATTCGTTGGGTACACTACCGGAATATATAATGGTGCTCTCAACGCAGGTACATTTAGTGGGACACTAACTTTTGATGGCGGCTCCCCCTCGGTAGGCGGCACTATTGTTTGTAGTGGCGCAGTTGTAGGGGATGCGTCTACTAATGTAACAATAAACGCCGGGACGTTCAGTAGCTCTGTTACTGGGGTTGGCCTTAGGATTAACGGTGGTACGTTCACGGGGGCGGTAACAGTTAATAATGCTTTTTCGCTATTTGTCATTGCCGGAAATCCGGTATTTAATGGGACCATCGTTAACTCGGCTGCAACTTTAACAGCAGCGTCGGGTACTTTTCAAGTGGATTCTGGCACACCTGTTTTTAACTGCGCGATACCCAATAATTTTGCTTCGTACACGCTGCGGCAGGGGGTCTATGATCGCGCATTAGTGTTAGGACTTACCGCCCCTACAAGCGGGACTGGCCCGACTATAATTATTGCTTCGGGTTTTTCAACATCGCAAAACGTAACGCTAAACGCAAAAAGAACGGGGTCGGGCTCCATAAGCATTTCTAGTGGGGTCTTTACTGGCCTTTTGACAATCAATAAGTTGTCTACAGTATCACTAAGCGTTTCAGGGGGGTCTTATTCTCCCCCCGCAGTAACTACCCCATCCATCAAGAGCGGCAGCAACATGACGTTCAGCTTCGCCGCAGTACCTCTTGATCCCGGTTTTGCCGTTGGTGGCGGGACATTCAATCCGACAATCCTGTTGTCAGGCACAACCAACGACATCATGGGGAGTGGTTTGCAATGACTATGATTTCTGTGAGCGGGAGCGTCTAACATGGCAAACGTCTACTTCGGTGACACTATTGGCGTGGCAGATAGCAACTGGAACACATCTATTCGGTTCACAGTGTCTAGCGTTACGGTAACTCCGACTGCGGGCGCTATTTACGAAAACAACGGGATTCAGTTTAAGGTTACCAGTGCATCTATCGCTGCTGGCTCCGGGACAATCAATGCTGGTGGAACGGGAACGGCAACCGCCAGCGGTGCGCTTACAAAGGTTAGTGGCACAGGAGATGCAACCATCAACTTCTCTGCGAAAGCAGACGTTAATTGGTTCTCTGATCCGGGGTCTGTTTGCTGCGCGTGTTGTACGGCGACCAATATCCCCGGAACTCCGCTAGGAAGACTGCCCACACTCGCAGATAGCGTTATTATCTATTACACAATAGACACTGGCCCTGACATAACGTGGACCTCGAATATCTATGTCGGCACTTTACCTGTGGCAAATAACTTTTATAGGTATGGCGGCATTAACGCCGGGACATATGACGGCACAGTAACAATCGACTCATTCGCGGGTGGCATAGGTGGGACTATTGTTTGCAATGGCACTGTTACAACAGACGACCCCTTCAATAACTTTAATATCGGTGGTGGGACATTTAATGGGCCCGTTTCTGCTGGTGTTACTAACATTAACGGCGGCACGTTTGCCTCATCAGTAACATCCAGTAATTCCTTGAATATCACAGGAACTCCGGTTTTTAACGGCACAATCGTTAACTCTGCTGGAACTTCGACAGCAATGGGCGGCTCGTTTATAATCAATAGTGGTACGCCTACGTTTAACTGCGCCATACCGAGCAATTACTCCGTGTATCAGATGCGCCCAGCAAACTATACCCAGCCATTCGTGTTGGGGCTCTTTGCCCCCACAAGCGGTTCAGCGTGTACCATAACCCTGTTTTCAGGGTTTTCAACTTCGTTAGCCGTCACGCTAAACAGCAAAAGATTGAACTCTGGCAGCATCACGATTACCAGCAGCACCTTTACGGGTCTTTTGACGATCAATAAAAACTCGCAAGCCCTAACCATTACCGGGGGCTCTTACACCCCCCCCGCCGTTACAACCCCTGCTGTTAGAAGCGGGAACAGCATGACCTTCTCATCCGCCGCGCTACCGATTGATCCCGGTTTCGTATTTGGCGGTGGAACATTTAACGCAACAGTCCTTCTAGCAGGGACATCCAGTGACCTAGTAGGGAGTGGCTTACCATGATTATTGACGAATCCTTGTTGAAGTGTAACCCGGCTCTTATGCCGAATCACCCAAGCATCCCCAACCCTATCGCTACGGTGATGGGTATGGTGTATACATTCCAGCAAGCGGGGGTGGTGCTCCAAGAGCACACGCACACCGATGAGAATATGCACGTAACCATTGTCATTAGTGGCAGCGTGAGCATCACCGAGGACGGTGTGAGTACAACCCGCTCTGCTGGCGATATCGTTGATCTTGGGACTAAGCCCCATTCGTTTACTTCGCTGGAGCCAGCGGTAATCATCAACGTCACCAAACACAGGGTGGTGGTCACAGACGCTGTAAAGCAGGACTTGACAGGTAAGGTTGCCGAACTGGACTCCATCATTGCGATGGCAAGTACCATGAAAACCTCCCTCTCGGGCTTTATCGAGGCGTAATCATGCCTAAGAAGAAAACCCCATCCCTAGCCGTTGGTCGCGGCGAGAAGCTCCCTGTATCTAAGGGTGCGGGCTTGACCGCTAAGGGAAGAGAGAAATACAATGCTGCCACAGGCAGCAACCTCAAAGCTCCCCAGCCTGAAGGTGGCCCGCGCAAGAAGTCATTCTGTGCTCGCATGAGCGGTATGCCGGGGCCAATGAAAGACGAGAAGGGCCAGCCTACTCGCAAAGCCGCATCTCTCAAACGATGGAAGTGCTGAAATGAAAGATGAAGCTCTTGAGGCTACCAAACACGTGATGGATGCCGTGTCTATAGCAACCGTAGTAGGCACGCTTGTGAATGTCCTCCCATCAATCGCAGCACTGTTTACGATCATTTGGACAGGATTCCGCATCTGGGAAACTGATACTGTTCGTGGGTGGACAGGAAGAGGGCTCAAGTGAACATTAAGCCCAAAGCGCACCTTCAAAAGGTGAACAAGCCTAAGACTAGGCACGGTAAAAACTCATTATATTCAGAAGGTGGTGATACTATGGCTTCTAAGATGAACGCTGGTTTCGCGGCATTTATTGCTAAGAAAAAAGAAGGCGCTAAGACGGGCGCTAAGAAGGGCGCTATGCCTATGATGGCTAAGGCTAAGAAGATGAACACTGGCGGTTCAGCCTCTTCTCGCGCTGATGGCGTAGCCCAACGAGGTCTTACTCAAGGCACTGAGGTTACTAAAAAAATGAAGCGCGGCGGAAGCTGCAAGTAAGGAACCATCATGGGCTTCGGTAATATGTTTAAGAAAGTTATGCAGATGCGGGGGAACGCTTCTGGGGTAGGGCAGCTAGGTAAGCGCCTTATGAAAGATGGCGGGCCAACCGCATCTGATGAAGCAAAAGAAGAACTCCTTGCGCGGGTGAAGGAAGAGAAGGACCGTGCGGCTATGGGGAAAGCCTATGACGAAGCGGCTCGTCGCTCTATGGGTACGTTCAAGGAAAAGGAGAAAACTCCAAAGCCTCCTGTCGCTGCATCTGCCGCATCCGCCGCATCAAGCCCCAATAAAAAGGCTAAAGGCGGCTGTGTGAAGATGGCTAAGGGCGGCTCAGTATCCAGCCGTGCCGATGGCGTTGCTCAGCGTGGTAAGACTAAGGGGAGAATGGTATGAGTTCTGATTCTGTCAAGGACATTTCTTTCAAGGAATCGTTCCGTAGGGCGAGGACTGCTGGGCTGGATACTTTTACCCATAACGGTAAGAAGTACACCACCGAGTTGGCTTCCGCAAAAGCTGCAGCGCCAACCCCAAAGGCAAAGGCAGAGTCAAAGCCAGCCCCTAAAGCTGAAGCTCCTAAAGCTGAAGCCCCTAAAGCAGACAACGAAATCCCTAGTCCGGGTCGATACAAGCAGGACACCTATGAGACTCCGTTGAAATCAGCGGCTCGTAAGTATGGTTCAGAGATTAAAGATAACCTAGGCAAGATCGTCGGTGGTTTGGGTGTTAGTTATGGCATGGTCAAGGGTGGCAGCAAGTTGATTGATGCGGCTCGTGCTGCGGATAAAGCCCGAGATACCGCTAACCTTGCTCGGGGAAATGCGGGACTTGCTGAACGCATGAAGGGTGTTGTTGGTAATGCGGAAAAAGCAGTTGCCGATAAAGCCGCTGCCAAAGCCGCTAGGCAACCATACAACCAAGCGACTGAAGAGCGTTTGACTGGTCTTGCTATGAATCCACGGCGCAAAAACATCGCGCTTACGGAAGCGGAAAAAGCCGCAGAAAAAGGGGCTGGGTTACGTCGCGGTGGTAGCGTCAAGAAGATGGCTTCCGGTGGTATGGCTTCGAGCCGTGCTGACGGCTGTGCCCAGCGTGGCAAGACTAACTGCAGGATTACCTAACTATGATGCCCTCTCGCGGTATGGGGGCCGTCAACCCCAAGAAGATGCCCCGTACGACTAAGAAGCGTGATGGGAACCAACCTGTCGGGTTGTACAAAGAGGGCGGCAAAACAAAATCTACAGTCAACGCAGCGGGTAACTACACCAAGCCCGAGCTACGTAAGCGTATCTTTAATGCTGTAAAGGCAGAAGCTACAGCGGGCACTGGCGCAGGACAGTGGAGTGCGAGAAAAGCGCAGATGGTAGCGCAGCGTTACAAAAAAGCAGGTGGGGGGTACAAAGATTGAAAGCGCCACAGCAATCCCTGAAAAATTGGGGCGACCAGAAGTGGCGTACCAAGTCGGGGAAGCCTTCGTCTAAAACGGGCGAACGCTACTTGCCAGAAGCCGCAATCAAGTCTCTGTCCCCTGCTGAGTACGCAGCGACAACCAAAGCCAAACGTGCAGGTAAGGCGGCTGGTAAACAGTTCGTAGCGCAGCCGAAGGGTATCGCTAAGAAAACAGCAGGGTTCAGATAATGGCAACATCCGGTCAGACCATATTTAACCTTGACCTTACGGAACTGGTAGAAGAGGCGTTTGAGCGTTGTGGATCAGAACTTCGTTCAGGCTACGATCTCAAGACTGCAAGGCGTAGTCTCAATCTTCTGTTTGCTGATTGGGCTAATCGCGGGATTAACCTATGGACTGTTGAGCAGGGTTCTATCGCTCTTGTACAAGGCACTGCGACATACAATCTCCCGTCTGACACGGTAGACCTGATGGAGCACGTTATTCGTACTAGTCCGGGGGTTGTCTCTACGCAATCGGACCTGTCCGTTAGCCGTATCTCCGTATCTACCTACGCTACAATCCCTAACAAGCTCAGTCAAGCTCGTCCGATCCAAATCTACATTGATCGCCTGACCCCCATTCCAACGGTCACTCTTTGGCCTGTGCCGAATCAGAGCAACTACTACACGTTGGTGTACTGGCGTTTGCGTAGGATTCAGGATGCTGGTGACGGTGTGAACACGATGGATGTGCCGTTCCGGTTCATCCCCTGCATGGTTGCTGGTTTGGCGTATTACTTGGCGGGCAAGTTGCCCACGGGCATGGAACGGCTTCCGTTCCTCAAGTCTCAGTATGATGAGGCTTGGGACTTGGCTTCGTCTGAAGACCGAGAGAAGGCGGCGGTGCGCTTCGTACCACGGCAGATGTTCATAGGCTGATATGGAAAAGTATCAGACACCGCTTAAGAAGGCCTTCAACAAGGCTTTGGATAAGTACGAGAAGCTTGCTAAAGACAACCCAGACTCAAAGCTGGCGCTGGACTTAGCACCTTTCTCAGGGGTTGCTACCTCTTTAGCCGATAGCGCCGTAGACTTACGCAAAGGGAACTACCCTGATGCGGCGTTGGATTTGCTAGGGGCTGTTCCCGGCGCAAAGATGGTCAAACCCAAGGGGTTTTTTGACAAGGCTAAGAAGGTCTACGACAACGCCAGAGCTAATCTGGCAAGGACAACAGATAAAACCAGTGATACCGTGACCTACGTAGAGAATAAGGATGCACAGGCCAAAAGCCGCAGGGAAGGCATGAAGAAGGGCGGCAAAGTCTCTGCTCCCAAGGCTTGCCGTGGCGATGGCTGCGCTCAACGTGGTAACACCAAGGGTCGGTTTGTCTAAGCATGGGTAATAGGTACACCTCAGGCAAGAACTCGATTGCGGAGTGTGACCGATGTGGGCAGCGGTTTAAGTTGACTATCCTCAAGAAGGAAGTCATACGGACCAAGACGTACAACCTGCTCGTATGCCCAGAGTGCTGGGACCCGGATCACCCACAGTTGCTGTTGGGCATGTATCCGGTAGATGATCCTCAAGCCGTTCGTAACCCACGCCCAGACCAGAGTTACTATCAATCAGGTCTTACCTCTGACGGATCGTTGGGCGGGGGTAGCCGAGTGTTTCAATGGGGCTGGAATCCGATTGGTGGAGCCAGCAGTTTCGATACCTTGCTCACGCCAAACTACTTGGTAGCGCAAGGGATTGTTGGTACAGTCACGGTAGTGACGACATAAGGAGGCCATATGCCTAAGGACGTTAAAGACGCACTCGCTGCGCACATGAAGAAACCTATGCCGAAGGCGCACCCCGATCCCGCCGCTAAAGGCATGAAAAAGGGTGGCCCCACGGGTAAAGACCGCATGGCTATGGGTCGGGGTATGTCTCGCGCTGCTAACCAAAAGACGGGTTGAATCATGGCTAAGTTCACTCAGAAACAAAACGGTAAAGAAGTCGGTCAGGCTGCTGTTTATGCCAAGCCACACACGATGGACGGCAAGACTCTTGGGCCTGATGACTACGGCATCAAGCGGGATATGCCTACTCGCAAGGACTGGACGCCTCTTGCTGGTGTTGCTATTGGCAACAACGATACCGTCAAGACTGATGGCATCAAGATTCGTGGTACTGGCGCGGCTATCAAAGGCTTGATGGCTAGGGGTCCGATGGCATGAACTATTCGGAGCTTGTAGCTGCGATCACCTCCTATACGGAGAATCAATTTGCCACTGTAGATATGGACACGTTCATATCACAGGCAGAGCAACGCATTTACAACACGATTCAGTTCCCATCACTCCGTCGCAACGTAACGGGAACGCTAACAGCAAACCAGAAGTACCTCGCTTGCCCCGATGATTTCTTGTCGGTGTACTCGATGGCTATCTTCCCGGCTGCTGGCGGTGCGTATACCTACTTGCTGGACAAGGACGTTAACTTCATCCGTGAAGCCTACCCTAACCCCACTTCGACGGGCCAGCCCAAGTACTACGCACTGTTCGGACCTAGCACCAACAGCAGCCCCATTGTGATCTTGAATGAGTTGACCTTCATCCTTGGTCCAACGCCAAATACGACCTACAACGTAGAACTGCATTACTTCTTCTACCCAGAGTCGATCACCACCGTTGCTAGCGGGCAGACATGGTTGGGAGACAACTTCGATACCGTTCTGTTGTACGGATCGCTTGTCGAGGCTTACACCTACATGAAGGGTGAGACTGACATGATGCAGTTGTACGAAGGCAAGTACAAGGAAGCTCTTACGCTTGCTAAACGTCTTGGCGATGGTCTGGAGCGTCAGGATGCTTATCGTTCTGGTCAGTATCGACAACCTGTGACTTGACATGGCACTAGCGCAAACAATGACAACCAGCTTCAAGGCTGAGTTGCCACAGGCAGTACACGATCTTTTGACCGACACGATCAAGATCGCTCTGTATACCGCATCTGCTACGTTGAACGCTGGCACTACGGTGTATACCGTTACTGATGAAGTTGTAGCGGCTGGCTATACAGCCGGGGGCGAGGTCCTTACTGGCGTGACTATCAACACCGCCGACGACATTGCCTACATCAGCTTCGCCAACCCCGCATGGACTGCTGCTCTTACAGCACGTGGTGCGCTGATCTACAACTCGACTGCGGCCAACAAGTCTATAGCGGTGCTTGACTTCGGTGCGGATAAGACTTCTTACACCGTATTTACCGTGCAGATGCCCGCCAATACATCTTCTACCGCAGTTCTCAGGATTGTCTAGGAGATCGTATGCCTATAGTTTGGCAAGACATTGATGTTGAGCAGTACATACCGTGGATCAATAATCTAGGGGCTGAGATTGAGTGGCTGAACAATGTCGGAGAAGTCATCCCGTGGCGAGCCGTTACTGCTTGGACAACGATCAACACTAATTCCTTTGTGCCAAGTGGCCCTGTTTAATCTGTGAGGTTTTATGGCCGTCCCCTACGTCTTTCAGTCCGCAACACAACCACTGCCGCTGGCGCAGTTGGATGTCAATTTCAACACCCCCATCACCGTTGGTAGTACAGACGTACAGCTAGGCGACACCATTGACACGCTTGTGGGGATGGTGGAGATTACCTCCGTTGAGTTTGTAGGCCACCTGACGGGCAACGTGACCGGAGACTTGACGGGTAACGCCGACACGGTTACGGATGGAGCCTATCTGTCCGCCGCTAACGTATTCACGGGGATCAACAACTTCTCCCTGAACCTGAACCTTGCTCAAGGTGTGGACCTCATAGGCTACGAGCCTACCGTGCTGTTCTTTGGTAAGACAGTGGACGGCACTTCCCCGATTCTGGATGGCGACATAGCAGGTAGCATCACATTTACTGGACTGACTTCAGGCGGTCCCGGCACTGCTGCCCGTATTTTCACTACGGTAGACGGCACAGTTGGTGTTGGCGCGGTTCCAGCGTCATTGTCCTTTGCCACCACCGACGCTGGCGGCATCCTCAATACCCATCAAATTATCTACCCCAACGGGACCACCAACTTCATTGGCGGTGTAAGCACCCCTAGCGTTGCGGTAACACAGGCTGCATCGGTCATTACAGTTGATTGCTCCCTCTCCAACGTGTTTGAGACTACGCTTACGGCGAGCGTTACTACCGTCACGTTTATCAACGCTTTTGATGGTCAGACGATCAACTGGTTCATAACCCAAGACGCTACTGGCGGCAGGACAATGGGCTGGGACGGCACAATAAAGTTTCCGGGTGGGGCCGTTAGTGGGGTGCTTAGTACTGCTGCGGATGCCGTAGACCTTGTGGTCTTGTCGTACCGCGACACTACTGGGTTCTGGTACGGCTCGGTCCTGCAAGACTTCTCTTCTAACGCGCCTATCCCACCTCCAGCAGAATCTTACTTTGTGACCTACGACCTAGCAATCAGCAACACAGTTGATGTCGAGTTTGTGGGAACTACTGCCGCCAGCATCGACTGGAACGACGGAACGATTGAAGCCTTTACTTCATCTGGGGTCAAATCTCATACCTATGTCGCCGTGTCTGGCACGGTTTCAGTTGCAATCTACGGTACGTGTGATGAGTTGATTCTTGTCGATGGATTTACCGCCATAACTTCTTGGGACGTTGGGCTTACGCCTATAGTGTATTTAAGTTCTGCCGATTTGGTAAGTGTGCCCGACTTTCTCCCTGCGGACATTACGTGGCTTAGGCTCACGGATTGCAGTACTTTTGATGATGGCAATGTTACTACGTGGAATACGAGCAACATTACTGACATGAGCGAGATGTTTGAAGCCTGTACGATTTTCAATCAGGATATTAGTGGTTGGGATACATCCGCAGTTGAGTACATGACCAATATGTTTAATGGCGCAGCGGCGTTCGATCAGCCTATTGGTATTTGGGATACGTCTTTTGTTGTTAATATGCAGAGTATGTTCATTGGGGCAACAGCCTTCAATCAGGACATCAGCTTGTGGAGTACAGGCGCTGTTCTTGACATGAGCGATATGTTTAATGGCGCAGTAGTCTTTAATCAGCCTATTGGTACGTGGAACGTATCCTCTGTTCAGACAATGGCGCGTATGTTCCAAGGTGCAACGGCGTTTAACGGGAATATTAGTGCTTGGAGTACGATTGTTGTTACTACTATGGAAGGTATGTTTTCCGGGGCAACTGCTTTCAATCAGCCTATTGGGACTTGGAATACAGGCACTGTCTCTGATATGCACGAGATGTTTATGGGCGCAACGGCTTTCAACGGAAATATTGCGGCTTGGAACACAGCCTCAGTTGGTACTATGCAGAGTATGTTCCAAGGTGCAACGGCATTTAATCAGAATATCAGCACGTGGGACACTTCGTTTGTTGGTACTATGCAGGGTATGTTTGCAAACGCAACGACGTTTAATCAGCCTATAGGCTCTTGGGTGACAACCGCCCTCACCGACATGGCTGGTACGTTCTTTGGGGCGGCTGCTTTCAACGGAAACATTGGTGCATGGGCTACAGGCGCTGTTACGAGTATGAACGGTACGTTCAATGGTGCATCAGCGTTTAACCAAGACATTAGCCTGTGGGATACCTCTGCTGTTCAGAATATGGCCTCTATGTTCCGAAACACATCAGCGTTTAACCAAGACATTAGCCCGTGGGATACCGCTCTTGTAACGACCATGGACAATATGTTCGAAAACGCAACGGTATTTGACCAAGACATTAGCACATGGGTTGTCACGCTTATCCCAACGCTGCCTACTGACTTCAACACTGGCGGCGTCCTGACTCCCGCCTTCTATCCAGTCTGGGGCGTTTGACCACCATGACGTTCGCTGCTCGGGTTTCTTGGAGTGGTCTTGACACGCCCCCATCTCCGGGGCTGCTGCTCCAGTACAACATAACGTTAGTGGGTACAACCGTCAGCCTTTCGCTGGATGAGGACGGGACCATCCCCATTGTCGCTGCCTTAGATGCAATTATTGACTGGGGCGATGGTACTTTTGTAACGGCTACGATCCCAAGTACGTACAACCATACGTATGCATCCACTGGGGTACGCATAGTATCGCTGGCGGGAACTTGTTCTGCTGTTGATACGCTGGGCCAGAATGAGTTGCAAGGCATAAACTTATGGGCCAATAATTTAGGTCTGTTGTTCCTGAACTTGTCTACCTACGGCGTCAATAATCTGTACGTCCCGGACAACTTGCCGTCTACGCTGCGTAGCGTCCGCATAGCGGGGTTCTTTAATGATGCATCTGTGTCTGGCTGGGATACAAGCAACCTGACGAATATGTCCTATATGTTTGCGTCGGCTACTGGGTTTAACCGGCCTATTGGCTCTTGGAATACATCTGCTGTTACGACAATGCGGCAGATGTTTGGTAGCACAACTGCGTTCAATCAAAATATCAGTGCGTGGGACACTAGTAGTGTCACCACCATGCGGGATATGTTCGCTGGGGTCACTACCTTCAACCAGCCGCTGAACAGTTGGGACACGGGCAACGTAGACAATATGTTCGCCATGTTCTCTGGAGCATCAGCGTTCAATCAACCTCTGGACAACTGGAGTACAGGTGCTGTAACAGACATGGCGTTTATGTTTGACAACGCAGTTGTGTTTGACCAAGACATCAGCGGCTGGTGCGTCCCTCTGATCCTATCGGAGCCATCTCAGTTCAATGGTAGTGGTGTGCTTACTCCCGCCTACTTCCCAGTGTGGGGAACTTGTCCATTCCCATTTCCGCTCCCAATCACGTTGTATGGTGGGGGATATTACGCTTTTACTGGCCCAGCAAATATCCCGCTCCCAATCACGTTGTATGGCGGTGGGTATAACGCTTTTACGGGTTCAGCAAATATCCCACTCCCAATAACACTTAGTAGGTAACACTATGGCCGTGATTTTTCAAAAGAACATGAGGAATATGTTCATAAACGCAATGTGCAACACTGGGTTGGCTGGTGCTAACCCAGTCAACACGCCTCCAGCTTCTATTGATGTGGGGTTTACAATATACGGGGGTACGCAGCCCACGGCAGCAGATATAGTTGCAAACTGGCCCAGCTACTACAATACGTTTTTGCTGAATTTACCAACTGCCGCAACCGTATATCAGCCCAATGCAGGTGTAGTAGACCTTGGGGTTTCTTTGGTTAATACCGGATTGCCCACCGCGCAACCATCGAACGCAGCGGGGACCGCTGAATGGGCAATCATGTGGGGGGCGAACGGGTATGACCCCTTATTGTACCCAACTACAATACCAAACATTAAGTTTATAGTGGTCCCAGTTTCTAATATTGCAGGAACCGCACCACTGCGTTTGGCTAGTACCACTATTGCGGCAGCTACATCTTATACCATAGCAGACTTTTCGCTCACCTCCGCTGGTGGCATCGCTTAACCTAATAGGATAGCAACATGGCAATCGTAGAGCTTAGTCAAGGTTTAATGAACATGGTAGTGCCGCTGTTGTTTCAGCCGGGATTTCAAACAGGCGGAAGTGGATACAATAATTCCTCAAATAACGCCTATTTCCCGTTCTTCCCTTCCGCCCCCATTTATGGCAACTACTCTGGCATATACATTATGCAAGGGACCAAGCCCACTTCATTTGCGGGGCTTACTAGCTATAGCGTGGGGGCCGCAGATGTTTTAATTGGATTTGACGCAAATAGCACTTTTGGTTCGGCATCGTACACAGGCAATAAATTTACGTTGAGTACGACAAACTATGCAGCTACTGCTTCCGGTACGGCAACATGGTTTTGGGCTATTGGCACACAACAAGCCAACCCCAACGTAGATACGACACCCATAACCCAGCAGTTTATTGGCACTGTGGGGCTCTCGGGTAGCGGGGCAGACCTCACCATCTCCGATATCAACATTATTACCGGGGAAGTCTATCGAATTGCCTCCCTCGTTATTACAGTGCCTCCTACCTACACGGTCTAAGGAATACAAATGTCCTTCTCAAATAATCTACGTATCGAACTTATCGCTACTGGCGATCAGGCTGGTCAGTGGGGTAACACGACGAACACGAACCTCGGTACGATTATTGAGGACTCCATTGCAGGGTACAGGAGCGTAGAGGTTAATAGTGCGACCTACGCTCTTACTGCGCTGAACGGAGCATCAGATGAGGCGCGTAATGCCGTCATCCGTATTACAACCTCATTTCTAAACAACTTCACCGTATTCGCCCCTCCGGTTTCCAAGCTGTACACAATCGCTAACGATACGATCTACACGGCGACCATTCGTAACGCTACTGTAGCCAACGGCACTACGCCTACAGGTGGTGCGGCTGTCGTAATCAATCCGGGGCAAATAGTTTCAATTGTCAGTGATGCAAATAGTTTCTACCCGCAGAACACTGAGTTTGTCGGCACGCCAACGGCCCCAACTGCGGCTCCGGGCACTAACACAACTCAGATAGCAACCACGGCGTTCGTTCAGGCTGCGCTGCAACTGCTCTACCCTATCGGGTCTATCTACACCAACGCAACCAACGGCTCCAACCCCAACACGTTGTTTAACTTCGGCACTTGGGTAGCGTTTGGTGCGGGTAGGGTTCCAGTCGGTTTTGATGCGGGCAACCCGCTATTTGACACCGCACAAGAAACTGGTGGCTCTGCCGACTCGGTTGTTATAACCCACACGCACACACAGGTCGCCCACAATCACACTGGCACAACCGCTGGTGCGGGTAGCCACACGCACAATTTTGTTAGTGTACAGGCGTGGAATACGGTGGACAATGCAACTTCACCTCCTGATGGTATTAGTGGAACGTCTACGGGCGATGGCGGAAGAAGTCAATTTCCATCGGCAACACTACAAGGTACAGCATACCTTAATACAGTGGGGGATCACGTGCATACGTTTACGACATCTTCTGCCACTCCTGTTATTAACAGCGCGGGCACTTCCGGTACAAATCTTAACTACCAGCCCTACATTACGGTGTATATGTGGAGAAGGACCGCTTAAATGAATCCATTTATTTGGGTTCAAGACGGCGTTCTTTCTGCGGAGTTCTGTAACCAGACGACTCAGAAGTTTGAGGCGGACGCACGTAAAAAACAAGGGCAGACATCTAAAGGATATCAACCTGAGGTAAAGAAAAGCCTTGACCTAAAGATCACAGGCTTGGATGAATGGGCAGAAGAAGATAGCGTTTTCTTTAGTTCTTTAGCTCAGTACATCCCAGAGTACCAAAAGCACATAAACAAGGTTATTCCTGATATTCCAATTTTCAATACTCCTGACATCAAAGATAACGGCTACCAAATACAAAAAACTTCTCCCGGAGAAGAGTATACGTGGCATCAAGATAGCTGTGTAAAGGATGGGTATGCTAGGGCGCTTACATACATCTGGTATTTAAACAATGTACCAGAAGGCGGCGAGACTGAGTTTTATGATGGTACGTTAATCAAGCCTGTACAGGGAAGGATGCTCATATTCCCTGCGATATGGACCTTTATGCACAGGGGCAGGACTCCCGCAAGTGACAAGTACATAGCTACTGGATGGATGGTTTCCAAACAAAGGACTTCTGGTGAATGAACTGCTCAAACTTCTTGGAAACATTGCCCCTGCTCTTGCAACTATTGTTGCTGGTCCCGTGGGGGGTTTGGCTGTATCAGCTATTGCTTCTAAGCTGGGTGTAGCAGATACCGTCGAGGCGGTCACCAAGGCCATTGCTGGCGATCCCGACGCTGCTTTGAAGCTGGCTCAGATTGATCTGGAGAAACTGAAAGCAGAGTACGCTAACACTGCCGACGCTAGAGATATGCAGAAGATTGCTCTTCAGCAGTCTGACATCTTCTCCAAGCGGTTTACGATGTACTTGACCGTGTTCTGGTCTGTTGCCGCAACAGCCTACGTTGGCTTTATTACGTTTGGCGTAATCCCAGAGAATAACGTCAGGTTTGCCGACACGATTCTCGGCTTCATATTGGGCACGGTTGTGTCTACTGTTTTGAATTTTTGGTTTGGCTCCTCTATCGGCTCCAAGGAAAAAGGTGAGGCACTAAGGAAATGAATACCAACTGGGATGCTTGCTTTAGCCACGTCATCAAGCACGAGGGGGGTTACGTAAATCACCCCAGTGATCCGGGAGGGAGGACAAACTTTGGAGTTACTCAAGAAGTCTGGGAAGACTGGATTGACCGCTCCGTGAGCGAAGCAGAAATGAAGGCGCTTACTCCTGAAAAGGTTAAGCCCCTCTACAAGGAGTTGTACTGGAATAGGATTAAGGGCGATAATCTGCCATCCGGGGTTGATTACTGTGTCTTCGACGCCGCAGTAAATAGCGGGGTACGCAGGGCTTCTCTGTGGCTTCAAACCGCACTGGGTGCTACAGCAGACGGCTCCATCGGACCACAAACTCTTGCTATGACGCTAGCTGTATCCCCAGACACCATCATCATCAACTACTGCGCCCAACGTCTGAAGTTCTTGCAAGGGCTGTCTACTTGGCCTACGTTTGGTAAGGGCTGGGACCGTAGAGTTGCAGAAGTAAAAGCCACCGCGCTTTCAATGTGAGGCACTTATGCCACTACAGAAACTTGTATTCAGACCCGGAGTAAACCGAGAAGCTACTTCATACGCCAATGAAGGTGGCTGGTTTGAGTCCAACAAGGTTCGTTTCCGTTCTGGGCAACCCGAGAAGATCGGCGGGTGGGTGATTGATAACGGCCCACTATCTACAATTATTGAAAACGTTACTACGGCAATTGCTTACCCACCCACCGGGACTTTGTGGGGGACCGTCCGTGCAATGTGGAATTGGGTGACGCTGTACGGTTACAACCTTCTGGCCTTGGGGTCGAACCTCAAGTACTACATCCAGAATGGTCCGGGCGGTGCGTTCTTCGACATCACCCCGATTCGTTTGAGGACGGGACCCGGAGCCCCCGTTCCCACCGCATCACCTACGTTCACTCCAGCGTTCTCTACGCTGTCCGCTAACATCACTTCGTTTGCTTCAGTCATTCCAGTAGTTGCCGGGGCTTCGTTTGGCGGAACTTCTGAGATCGGCGGCAAGGTTCTGATCGGCACTGAGGAGATCACCTACGGTTTTATATCGGGCAATGACTTGTCTGGCTGCGTTCGGGGGGTAAACGGTACTACTGCCGCAGCGCACACTAGTGGCGATGCAGTGGGCGGGTATACGGTATTCGTAAACGATGTAGGTAACGGCGTACAAACTAATGACTTTGTCACGTTCAACGCTGCGGCATCTTTGGGCGGCGATATAACGGCTACTGTGCTAAACGCAGAGTTTCAAGTTACAGAAATAGATGCGGATAACTACATAATCACGCTCTCAGAAGCGTGTAACGTGAGTGACGTTGGCGACGGTGGAGCCGCTACGAACGCCGCATACCAGATAACTACCGCTAGTGATATCTTCACTTTTGGTGTTGGTTGGGGTGCTGGCGTGTGGGGCAGCTTTGCGGGCGGTCCCGGTTGGGGCGATCCTGCTCCTGCTGGTCTTGGCGTTGGCCTTCAGTTGCGCTTGTGGAGTCAGTCTAACTTTGGTGAGAACCTTGTGTTCGCCTCTCGTGGTGGCCCTATTTACTACTGGGCGGCTAACGCTAACCCAAATATCTTTGACCGGGGGATAGAGATTTTGGCGGGGTCTGATATGGATGGCTTGTTGCCGTTCCCTACAGTAGTGGATTCCACTTGCCCTGATGCGGTTAACTTCGTTATGGTTTCGGATTCATCTCGTTTTGTGATCGCCTTTGGCGCAAACGATCCTACTGGGTTGTACTCTACGCAAGCCATTGATCCTATGCAAGTCAGGTGGTCGGATCAGGAAAGCTTTATTGTCTGGACGCCCGATACAACTAACCAAGCTGGCGACTATCGCCTAAGTAAAGGGTCTGCAATCATTACTGCCATTCAGACTCGGCAGGAAATTTTGGTTCTGACTGACTCTGCTATCTACTCGATGCAGTACCTTGGCCCACCGTACGTGTGGGGCTTCCAGATTCTTGGCGACAACATTTCTATCGCTGGCCCTAACGCAATCATTACGGCGAACAACATCACGTACTGGATGGGCGTAGACAAGTTCTATGTGTACTCTGGTCGAGTGCAAACGCTCCCATGTACCCTGCGAGAGTATGTGTTTACCGACATCAATATGTCTCAGTCGTTTCAGTTTTTTGCTGGTACGAACGAGGGGTACAGTGAAGTCTGGTGGTTCTACTGCTCGGCCAACTCGACAGTGATTGATCGCTACGTCATTTACGATTTCCTTGAAGAGACTTGGTGCTACGGAGACTGGGACAACTACCAAGGTCAAAACCAAGGGCGCACCGCTTGGCTGGACAGCCCGCTGCGTAGCACTCCTATGTCGGTTATCTACGGATCGCTGGACGGGACCACTAATGGCTCTTTGCTGTACCAAGAGACAGGTACAGACGACGCTACGGTAAACCCTCCAGTGCCTATCAGTGCCTTCATCCAGTCCTCTGACTTTGACATCGGGGACGGGCACAACTTCGGGTTTGTCTGGCGGCTGATCCCTGACTTGACCTTTGACGGGTCTACGGTCAACAACCCAACGGCTATGTTTACGACAAGGCCACGGGCGTTCCCCGGCTCTGACTACGGGCCATCTGACAACCCGGATGTCATCAGTGCTCAGAACTATCAACAGACAAGGACGTACACCGTCCAGCAGTTTACCGAGCAGGTTTATGTCCGCATCCGAGGACGCCAGATGGCGTTCAAGGTTAGCTCCGAGGCGCTAGGTACACAGTGGCAACTTGGTACTACTCGTATTGATATTAGGCCAGATGGCAGGAGGAAATAATGGCAGTCAAAAACGTAACCGCTCCTAGACTCCCTGCGGCCCCCGTTGTCTACAGCCCTCAGTACATGGACATGCTGCTCAGCGTATTGCGTCAGTACTTTAACGGACTGGATAACCCCGGCCCTGTGGTTGCGGCGACTCAAATCAGAGTGCGAAACGGCATAACTGAGGTCATAAGCGCACTGAGTTGCAGTCAGCAGGACCCCACAAGTTCTGCCGTTTCGATTAGTCTGCCAACAGACGTAGATTTTGCGCTTCTTAGGTCAGGCGACATCTATTACGACACTTCCGGTGGCGTAGCTGCTAGCTATCCATTACGAATCAAGGCGTGATAACATTAACCCCAATAATTCCGTGAGGAAGCTATGAGCCTTCAACTTGCTGCCCAACACCTTGCCCGCCAAGGCCGAGGCCCCGACACTGAACTTGTCCACATGGGTCGGGGGGAAGTTAACGCCCTGCAAGAGATCGCTAGGAAACACGGTGGTTCGCTGACCATCAACCCCGAAACTGGCCTAGCCGAAGCGGGGTTCTTGTCTAGGATTCTTCCTACTATCGCAGGTGTTGGGCTGTCCATGATGGGGGTCCCACCTCATATAGCCGCTATGATGGTTGGTGGCGGCATGGGCCTTGCAAAAGGCAGCATGAAAAAAGGTCTGATGGCTGGTCTTGGCGCTTACGGTGGCGCGAGTTTGGGCGCGAGTCTGGGTGCGGCTGGAAGTGCTGGTACTGGGGCTGCTGGAACTGCTGGAGTTTCTGGTGCTGTTCCTGAGCAAATTGCCTCTACTGCTGCGGAAGCTACTCCGGGGCTTCCAGTCTCAGGGGGTAACGTAGCATCTATCCCAATGACCCCCGCATCCACAGGAGCGGGGGAAGTGTTTCAACCCCAAGCGGGGCTTACAAATCAAGTTGCTTATACGCCGCCGCCAATTACAACCCCAGCCGCACCCGCCCTATCTCCCGACGCTGCTAAAGCCGCGCAACAGGCTGCTAACGAAAAAGCTTTTGAGGGGTTAGGTAGTGCGTCTGACCGCGCCGCAGCGATGGGGCGAGGGCTTTCTGGCGATAACCTGATGAACTTTGCCAAGCAGAACCCGCTTAGAACTGCGGGTATGGTTGCTAGCATGATGCCGCAGCCGAAGAAGCCTGAGGAGATAGAGGAAGACAACTCTATGCCTGAGTATTCGTACAATCAAGGTATGGATAACAGCGTGTTCTCCTCCCCCGACTATCAAGCCAATCTAGATAGCGGCAAGCAGATGCGGTATTTCAAGAACCGTGGCTTTACTCAGACGGCTGCGGCTGGTGGCGTCATGCGTGGGCTGAACTCAGCTTCGTCTAATTTGGGCAGCTATTCTGATGGTGGCCGACTGCTTCGTGGCCCCGGTGATGGCGTGTCTGACTCTATTCCTGCTGTAATTGGCAAAAGGCAACCCGCTCGGCTTGCTGATGGGGAGTTTGTTATTCCTGCACGCATCGTGTCTGAACTGGGCAATGGCTCTACTGAAGCAGGTGCTCGTAAGTTGTACGCGATGATGGATCGTATCCAGAAGGCACGGAAGAAAAGCACTGGGAAGAAAAAGGTAGCGTACAACAGCCGCTCTGAAAAGTATCTTCCAGCATGACCGACGAAGGTAAACTGGAATGGTTCGGGGGCGATCATCACGCCCTCAATATGTATCGTGCCTTTATAGACCTGCTGCATACTTGGGATGACTTGGTAGACAAGGACAAGCCTGTATCTGAAATAGAGATCAATAGGGCTTTTCTTACGGCGCTGGTTTACCTGCCAGCGAATCCGTTCTACCGCTCTATTCAGGATGCCATTCTCCCTATGTGGCTTGTTGTTGTTTCTTCCTATGAGACAGCAAACAGGTACGAGGCAGACAAAGACCCGCATGGGATCGAGATTTCACATGGGCTCCGCTACGCTGCGGGGAACATAGTTGCTTATGCCGTGCATGTTTGCGTCGGCGCAGAAAAAGCTAGAGAAGTTCTACCGGAAGTATGGAAAGAGATTTTTCATGAACGGTTTGACGAGTACCGCAAGGAGCACCTAAATGGTTAAGTTGTTGTTGAGCGCACTGCGCTGGGCTGGGGTTTTCGGATTGAACATTGCTAGTGGTGGGGGTGGAAAGACTCCTTCTAAAACTACGCAAACCGTAATCAGCGATGTACCTGAGTACGCTCGTGGATACGTCAAGGAAACCCTTGCCAAGGGCATGGAGCTTACCAACCAACCGTACGAAGCCTACGGCGGTAACAGGCTAGCGGGCTTTAGCGACTTGCAGAACCAGTCTTTTACTGGCGCACAGAACTTGGGTGTTTCGCCTCAGATTGGTCAGGCTACGGGGTATGCCAACCAAGCTGGCAACTATCAGAATGTAGGTCAAGACTACACGGGCTCGAATGTTAACCAGTACATGAACCCGTTTCTTCAGGGTGCGCTGGCTCCTCAGATACGTGAAGCCCAAACCGCTGGGGCGATGGCTCAGCAGCAAAATGCGGCTAAAGCTGTAGGTATGGGTGCGTTCGGTAGCTCTCGCGGGGCTCTCCAGAAGTCCCTGACAGAGAAGAACACGATGCAGAACATGGCGGACATTAACGCCAAGGGGTATTTTGACGCCTTCAACAACGCGCAGAATCAATTTAATACCCAGCAGAATCGGAACATCCAAGAAGCGCAGTTTGGTAATCAAGCCAAGTTGAGCGCAGCGCAACAGCTAGGCCAACTTGGGCAGCAGCAGTTCAATCAGGGGTTGAGCGCAGCCGAGCTACAAAACAAATTCGGTGCGCAGCAGCAAGGGCAAACCCAAAGGGGCCTTGATATTGCCTATGATGACTTTAATAGAGAGAAAAACTTCGACTACGAACAGATCATGCGTAAGTCTGACCTCTTACGCTCAGTTCCATCGGGTTCTTCGAGCACTACTTCTATGTATGGGTCAAGACCGAGCAACGCGCAGAACCTTGCTGCTACTGTTGGTACTGCATATGGAGCGAGTCAACTGTTTGCGCGTGGTGGTCTGGCCTATGCTGACGGTGGGGTTACTAGCGACGAAAACGTAGCCGCTATTGTTCCTAAGCTTAGCAAACCACAACTTGAGGAAGCCCTACGCATCGCCCAACAAACAGGCGACCCCGAACGAGTCAGAGTTATCCTAGAGGAGCTTCAAAGGCTGGAGGCAATGGAGCCCCAAGTCGCTCCTAATAGCATTTCTGCTATGGCTACTCCTGACATGGTTGACAACATCATGCCTACTCAAGAGAGTATGGCTAACGGTGGCATCGTTGCTTTCGAGGATGGGGGGCAAGTAAGTGGTTCCTATTCCCCCGGCAATGCAGAGATATACAACAAAGCAGGGCAGATGGGGCTTGCTGCTATGAAGCGGAAGTTAGAGCTTCAAGCCCCCAAGGGCATGACGCCAGAGGAGTATCGTGCTGCTGTTATGGCCGAGTACAACGAGTTTAGGGATTTGGCTGGACCTGATCCGTACGAAGCTGTGGGTAAAAACATTGAGAGTAGAAAAGCCGACTTAGAAACTCAAAAGAAAAGGGGTTTAGGTCTATCGCTTATTGACGCTTCAGGAAAAGTTTTAACTGGAAGTAGTCTTGGAGAGGGCCTAAGTGCGGCGTTACCGGCCTTTGCTCAGTCTTACGGCCAATCGACTAGAGATATTGCCGAACAGCAAGACGCTCTTCAGAAGTACCAATTCCTTATGGAAGATGCCAAGCGCAAAGAGCGCATGGGTGACCTTAAAGGCGCTCGGGAGGCTGTCAAGGCAGCGGAAGCAGCTAGGATGGCAGCGTTTAGTGCAGAACGTACTATGCTGCAAGGGGATATTACTGGTGCTGCGCAGTTGGCGGCTCCGTTCAAACCAATGCGTCCTACGGGCGGCGGTGGTGGCGGTGGCGCTGGCAAGGAAAAACTTCCTGAACTGTTGCAACGGGTTAAGTATGAAGACTTGAAGCGCATAAATGATGCACTGCCAAAAGCCCAACAAAGGTCAGATCAGGAACTCCAAAGAGAAGCCGCTGAAGAAGCAACGAAAGAAACTAAGACCTCTGATTACGGCGAGAATAGACTGTCTGCTACTGCGCTTGCCGACGCTAAGAAACGGGTAGCTGCGAAGGAGATGCTCATAGGTCCAAAGGGTATGAAAAAATTTGCAGAAGATAACAACATGACGGTAGATCAAGTCAGACAAGAATTCGTGAGACTTGATATGTCAGATGATCTAATGCAAAAACTTTTGGGTCGGTATGCGGATAAAGGTACAGACGGCGCTAAACCCGTTCGCGGTGGTCCTATGCCAAAACCACCAGCAGGATTCACCCCAGACCCCCAAAAGTAAACGACTATGGCAATTCAAACCGCGACCAATCAAGAAACTGGAGAGCGAGTTGCCTTAGTTAATGGGGAATGGCAACCAATCCTCCAATCCGCAACGAACGCAGCAGGGGCGAAAGCTTTTCTAGTCGGTAATGAGTGGTTGACTGAGGATACCGCTCCAGCACCCGAACAAAAAACTACAGCGAACCCATTTATGGGGGCGATTAGCCGCGCTGCGTCTTTAGCTGGGGCTGGGGTAGGGGCTGTAGCGGAATCTGCCGAACGCCTTGGCGATAAGCTGGAATTGGCTATGCCATTGTCAGGCATAAGCCCAGAAGATATTAAGAACAAGAAACAGCTTCAGCCTTTGTTTGACTTGTCTAAGTTTTTACAAAATGCTAGCGATAGCATTGGGTATCAGCCAAGCACACAACTTAAAGAGTTAGGCTCTAATCCGCTCAAAGCCGTCCCGTTTATCGCAGAGCGCGTAATAACATCCTCCCCCGATATGGTGGCAGCAGTGGGGGTTCTACCCGCATACATCGTGGCGCGGACAAAAGAAATCTTGGATGAGCGGGTTAAGAACGATGGAAAAACACTAGATGAAGCTACTGTTGGGGATGTGACCGCAGCAGCAGGTGCGGCAATCGCAGAAGGTACGCTTGAGCGGTTTGCTACTAAAGGGTTGTTTAAACCTACTACTGGGACTACAAAAACTGGACGCATAGCGAAAGAAACAAGTGTTCAGGCGGGCACGGAAGTCGCACAAGAAGAGTTGTCGTATCTAGCGGAAGCTGCGGGTACGAAGAAGGGACTTAGTGCCGAGGAAGCGTTAACTCGCGCTGCGGAAGCTGCTTTAGTTGGTGGAGGACTCGGTGCTACGGTTCAAGGAGCAAAAGAGGCGCTTGCACCAAAAACAGCACCGGACGCAGTAGCCCCCGATGAACAAATTGAACCTACTTTAGAGGCACAAGATGCGCCAATTCCGCCGACTACGCCAACAGAAGGGCCACCCGCTAGCCCTAGTGGAGCTATCACTGAGCCAACTGGAGCAAGCGTTCCTGTGGTTAGCGAGCCCGGAGCGGCTGGCCCCGCCGAGGGAGTTGCAGGAGTTGAGTCAAGTGGAGTGGTTCCTAGTGCAGAAGATGCTGGAGGGGCTGCAGCAGGAAAAGGAAATGTACCCGCTTCAGTAGCCCCTGATCTAGCTAGCGTAGCTACCCTACCTGATACCACGGCTGTATTCCGCACAAAGCGGGGTTCTACCTATGCCTTCCACAATAATGGGACCACTACGAGAAACCGTAGTGGTGAGGGGCATACTGATACCTCTACTGGTATGCAGCCTACTTCTGGTCGTACTATTTTCCTTACGCCCGCCGCCGCAGATATTATCGGTGGTTTTCTGCAGAACCCCGATATGGGGACTAAGCTAGTCCAAGGTGTTGACGCGCAGGGCAAACCCACGAACAAAGCCAACGTAGTTCTTACCGAAGACTATGGCCCCAAGAAGGCTGGTACGGTATTAAATTCTGTGAACTATAGTAAGGAACCCCGTCTAGGGTTTCAGCCTGTTGAAATTTACCAAAGTGAAAGTCCTATTGGCGATGACGGTAGTGGCATCCACTTTGGCTCTAGTATAACTGAAGTAAAACCCGCAGCAGAAGTCCTTCAAATGGAGCTACCGCTGAACGGTAAGCCGCCAGAACAACCCACCACAACCACTACTGAGGAAACCGCAAGTGGCACTAAAACCCCTGAAGCCCAGCAAACAGAAGCGCAAGGACAAGCAGCCCCCGCTGTTCCCTCAACAGCAGCCCCACAAGTAGCCCCACCTCCTCCTCCACCTCCCCCACCCCCTCCTCCCCCCGATGATGGAGAAGAACTCGCGGATGATGGGGACTCTGGCATCAGCATCTTTGAGAAGCTGCGTAAGAGTCGGCTGGGTGAAGAAGGGCCAGAAATCGCAGATGCCCTGCAATCAGGTAACTCCCAGACTTCGATACCCACCCTCCGTAGGTTGGTTGATCGTAATTGGGCGAACATGTCCTATGGGTCTATTGAGGCATTGGTAGCGCAGCCTACGTTTACGTTCCTCGCCGACTGGTCTGGCATCAAGGCTATTGATGATGCTGCTGTGCAACTGCAGGAGATGCACGGGTTCTCACAATCCCTACTTGCAGAAACCCAAGAAGTGCTTGGCGAACTGCAAAAAGAACTTAACCCGCTGTTCACGAACCCTAAAGCGTACCGCAAGAAGTTTGAGGATTTGACCTACGGTTCCACCTTGCTGCGGTATGACCCGTCAGACCCTGCTTCTACTCCGCTAAAGGGGCGAAGCGAACAAGACCTTAAAGATGCTCGTAGGCTCGACCAAATGTACAAGACGATTGGCCCCAAGGGTCAACAGATGTACAAGAACATCAAAGCGCACTACGACAAGATGATTAAGTTGTACTCGGACTTGCTTGATGCGCAAATCCAGCAACTTCCGGGGATGTCGTCTGAGGCTAAAGAGAACCTTATCAATGTGCTGCGTAAGACGTTTGAAGCAGACGCACGTATCCGTCCGTTCTTCCCGTTGGTTCGCCGAGGAGATTTCTTCCTGCGTGTAGATGAGATGAAGGGGGCAAACCTTCACACACAGTTTTACATGTACGAGACTATCGGCGACAGGGATAACGCCAAAGCGGACATGATTAACGATAACCCTAACGCCAAGATAAGTTCTGGTGAAGGTATATCGCAGCTACGGATTAAGACATACAAGACCAGCGAGATGCTGACCAAAATCTTTGACGCTATCGACCAAGAGAACTTTGGGTCAGAGCAAGGTAAAGAGTCGTTGAAGGATGCCATCTATCAGGTCTACCTGAACACGATGCCTGAACAGTCTTTCCGCAATCAGTTTATCCACCGTGCGGACAAAACCGGATTCAGCCCTGACTTGCTCCGTAATATGGCTACTACTGCATCGAGAACTTCCATGCAGTTGGCTCGACTAAAGTACGCTCCACTTCTTCGTAACTCCCTTTCTGCTGCACGTGATGCGGTAGAGGGTCGGCCTAATATGTCTCCGTTCGTTATCGAAGCGGAGAAGCGAGTGGACATGGCTATGTCTGGCGAGGGCGGGGGGCTAGGGGAGTCTATTGCTGGTGCGCTTAATAAAGCTTCGTACACGTATTTCTTGTCCGGGCCTATATCCGCACTCATACAGCCAGCCAGCATATACATCGCGGCGTTCCCGATTCTTGGGGCTAACCATAACAATGTTAGCGGCGCGGCTTACGAACTTGCTAGGCTGTCCAAACTAGTTGGGCAGTTTGGGGTTATACGTACTAACAAAGACGGCACACATTCATATGTGGCTCCGAGTCTTGCAAACAATAAAAAATTGCCAGCGCGGGAGCGAGATGCTGTTGAGCAGATGGTAACTAGAGGAGTTACTCAATCTACATACGCTAGTCTAGCGTACGGTAACCAGAACATTGACACCCGTACTTCGGCTACTGTTAGGGGTAAGTTGGGGTATCTTGGCGCAACGGCTGCAAAGCTGGTGACCTCCAGCTTGATGCACAACACCGAGCGTATTACTCGTGAAATTGTGTACCTCGCGTCGTATCGGTTGGGGTATAAAGGCGCTAAAAAGAGAGGTATGTCAACAGAGGAGGCGCATGAGTACGCGATCAACCAAGCCGTAAAGGATGTCAACGAATCTCTTGGAAACTACGATGTAACTAACCGCCCACGATGGACTCAGCGTGGTCTTGGAAAGGTGGCGTTTCAGTTCAGGATGTTCCAACTGCACACAGTGCTGGGGCTGATAACTAACTTCGCCAAAATGTTTGGCTTGTTCGGTAAAGAGGGTAAGAAAGCCGCAGCCATAAAGTTCTTCGGTACATTCCTGACAGTCGGCAGTGTGACGGGGTTAGCTGGACTTCCCTTCTTCGGTTACATGATAGGGGCTGTAGGTGCTGCGCTTAAACTTTTTGAGGAAGACGAAGACTGGCCCCAAGAACTCAAAGACATGGACGCTAAGACATGGTTCCGAGAGGTGTACCTACCCGAGAAGTTTGGGGATACGATAATTGGCGGTGTACCCCTGTCTCAGATAATAGACTCTGGGCCGATCAACGCTTTCACAGGATTTGGTGTTGCAGAACGTATCGGTTTAGCTGATATATCTGGGCGGGACATGAAAGAGGCAAAAAGCGCACGGGATGGGCTTACCCAAATCCTCATGGAGCTTATGCCTTCGCTTAGCATGGCACTAGCCTTTGCCGATGCGTACGATGCGTATCAAGTTGGTGATTACCAAAAGATGCAAGAACGTCTAGCCCCAGCCAACGTAAGAAATATCCTAGCGGCTCAACGTATTGAAGAAGAAGGTATTGTTGACGCTGCTCGTAACCCTATTGTTGATCCAGAGGAAGTAAGTGCGGGCATGTTGGCGATGAGGAATTTGGGGCTTCGTACCGCTACAGAAGTTAGAGTTGCTGACGTAATAGGTAAACTAACTGGTGAAGCGCAAAGCATCGTTAACAAGAAAGACCTACTAGAAAGACGGATCAAGTTCCAAGCGCGTAAAGGTGATTTTGATGCGCTTAGCGGGATACTGCAAGATAGCGTGGTCAAGTTCAATATGGACTACCCAGAATACGCTATGGAACCAGAGGCTTTATACGATATGGTCATAGCAGACCTTGAAGTAAAGTACTCATCGCAGTTGGGTATGAACCCTAAGACATACGAAAAGAATCTGCGTCTAGTGGGTGCGGCTGTCGATAATCTTAAAGAACGTGTAGCCAGAGAATCAGCAGCTAGGCAAGCGGTCAGGGAAGCCAAAGAAAAGTAGGCGAAAAAAAGCCCCGCTCAAGGCGGGGCGTAACTGAACAAAGGAGGGCTCTACTTTAGCCTAGACTCTCCAGACCCGCAAGCCCTTGATGCCCTCCTCCACCACGACTCTGGTGACTATGGACATCTTCAGGCGCTTCATTATCTTGGCTAAGGACTTCCTAGCCTCCTCATGGTCTATGCAGGGTACGAAGAACGAGTACCCTTTCCTGAACTTAGACCAATCAATCCGATACGAAACTGTCTCGATTTTCATCTGCGGCTAGCAAAGAATCCACTTGGATAAAGTCTGACGTAGACGCATCGAACCACAGCACACGAACTGCTGGTGAGTTCACCTTCATGCCCTTAGACATTCGTTTGTTCTCAGACTTTTGGTAAACCCCAAGAGCTTTCAAGTCGTTCAGCAGCTTGCTGTAGTTAGTCTGCTGATTTACGCAGTACTCTTTGAACTGCTTGGCTACTACAAAAAGCATCTTGGTATCTGGCTCGTAGCGAATCAGTAGCTCCCCACGTGGCTCTAGCGTCGGCAGAGAGTTCATCCCACTTCTCGAATCCCCATTCCCGCTGACAACAAGGGTGTTGTTGATGTGCTCGTTGATGAACTCGCCGAGGGTGGCTATTGGGTTGGACTGCGGTGGCTTAACGTCGCCACGTATACCCGTAACCATAGTTAGTGTCCATGCGTATATGGCTTTCATATCAAAGCCATGAAGGTCCAAGCCCTTGGCGATAAGCCCACCCGCGATATTACAAGCCGTTTCCGCAGACCAAAACCGCTCACGGGAAGTGAGTTGAAGGTCATGGTCTAGCCTAGCCTGTACCTTAGCCAGCAACTGCTTTGCCTCTTCCAGATTGTTCACTAGCCACTGGATGTAGATAGGCGCTGCGTGACCGTAGTTCTCGTTCAGTTGGTGGTCGAACATCTCTTTGCCGTGCGCCACACTGATGATGTCGCTAGGCTCGATCCGGTATTCGATCAACCGAACAGACTCTCCATCGGGTGAACTCTTCAGTGCGCTCAGTTTCTCGTAAATGCTGGAGTTTGATGAGCACAGGGTCATGCTCTGCCACTTGGTGTTGTTGGTCCGCATCTGGTTTACAGACCCACGCATACGGTTCTTGCCCCGCCCTTGAGAGATCGCATAGAGCAAGTCCGAGGACTCCAGCGGCTTCATGTTGGTGATTTCGTCAACCGTATTAGGGATGTTGTTCAGCACCCCCATCTGCTGCACCTTGGCATTGACTGTATCTGCTGCTGTAGCCATTAGTTCTTTGGGCATACCGTAGACGCTGTTGCACATACGCAGGACTGTGGACTTACCGGAACCAGCGAATTCATAGATCAAGTTGATCGCAGCCCCATCCAATCCCGTGAATTTGAACAACGGAGAGCCAAAGGCGGTGAGCGCACCGAAGGCTTGAGCCTCCATCCCCGGCAACCCATACAGGTCGAAGACTTCTCTCCACTTCGCCATGCTCCCCTTCGTGTGAATCTTCTCTACGTACGGCTCGGTGGCTAGCGTAGGGGGGCTGTAGAAAATGCCATCCTTGGTGATCTCTTTATCCCCCAAGATGAACTTGCTGTCGTTGTCTACCCAACCAAATTGTGTTCTCATAGTGTCGGCTTTCTTCTCATACTGTAGGTTCTTGATGCACGTAACAACGAAAAAGGCTAGGGTTTCGTACTGCTTCGGATGTGCTACTACACCCTGCTGCGCTAGCATCTTGCGGAGTTCATCCTTGGAAGAAATCACAGCGGTAGAGATAGCGAATTCTTTAATCCCATCGTGGGGCAAGTGCAGCCTGAACAGCGCAACCTCACCCATCTCAGGGTCCCTCATCCGTTTGACCACATACAGGTCATGTTCGTATACGAGCTTAGGACCATCTTCTTCATCAGGTCCCGGCTTTATGTAGATGCCGCCGTTCTTACCCCTGAAGAATGGGAATGGGTACTCGGGTATGTTTACTGTCTGAGTGCCCTCCTCAGTCTCTACCTCTACCTCGTTATCTTCTTCTGTAGCCTCGGCAATCTCAACGCCAAGCATGATCGGAGACTTGATGTTGCCCTTATGTGTGCAGCCGTCGCAGCCTGTCGGGTTCTGCTTCTCGAACGTAGCGCAATGATGTGGGCCACCCTTCGCTACTAGGTGCGCTATCTTCCCGTCTACTTCCGCTGGGTTGTACTCGGGATGCTGGTTGGACATCTTGTGAGATGCCGTGTCCTTGTCTACGCAGAAGGCTGTGATTGATAGCGCGGATCGCCAGAGTGGTTCCTCGATAGATGCTTGGTTCTCGTAGCAGTGCAGTAGTTGATTGCAGCCGACTCCGTTAGCCGTCTTGAGCATGATGGTCTTAAAGCGTTTGATCTTGTTGCCGATCAAGGCTTCCATCATCGGGCTAACTGCTGGGACGAAGGCTGGTCTTTCCTCTACTGGCTTAGGTGCTTCTGATGAGAGGATGCCTTGAACTTGCGCATAACTCATGCGCACAGTCTCCTCGTTCAGAACTACTACTTCTTTTGTTTCTCCATTTTTGAAGTTAAACGTACCCGGAATACGTAGTACACGCGATGGTTCAAATACTGACGCATCAACAATCAGTTGGTGCTCGTTGCACAATTCTCGAAGCCGCTCGGCAAGAGGCTTCCATTGCCATTGCTCAATCGTGCTGTCGAGTAGCCAGTAAGCGTGTACCCCGTAACCGGAACTTACTAAGATGGGTCGCGGTAGACCTACCGCTTTGCAAAACTTCTGAAGCTCGGCTAATCCAGTGGATTGGTCGATGTAGCCCTTGACTCTACCCTTCTCATCTGGCTCGGCTTTGCTAAGCCCACAGTCGATGTCCACCCATAGGGCTCGGAAGTAGATAGCATTTTTGTGTTCTCTGTTATTGAGAGGTCCGTACTTAGCGCATCCAAAGTACGCATCGAACTTCGCCTTAACGAAACGCTGGGCTAGCTTGGTAACCTCTTCTCTAGTTTCTACAAAGTGCTGATCTGCGTATCGACCTAACCCCAGTGCGCAGAACCGTCCCTCGGGGGGCAGTACGGCGTCGAGTAGATCGAATGTGGACATATTATTTGCGTTTCTTGTGGCACTCTATGAATTGCTTGATGCGGTCATGGTGTGGTGGAGCGGGGGTATTTATCCCCCAAAACCAGTTGTAGATCGTCATTCGGCTTACCCCCAGTTCGAGGGCAATTTGTTTGACAGAAATACCGCAATCAATGCACGTTCTGCCCAAGGCTACGCCCAGAGACTCAGCATCCGCTTGTCTATTAGCTTCAACTAAGTTCTGGCTGTAACCGTAGCTCATGTTATTCCTCGCCCGTCCACGCCTTAACTACCGAGTCCAGAGCGACCTTGGGAGTAGGGGTGGGGGTTTCAGTCTTCTTGACTTCGCGCTTCTTTGGCTCGACTTCAACAGCATCCTCGATATCAACCTTAGGTGCTGCAAGAGCAGGAGCTACCGCAGGAGAGTTCCTAGCAGACGTATCGGCCTGATATGGAGTCATCATCACCATCTTCTTTGTCTCGGGCGCAGCAGAGTGCTTGCTGGTGACGGCGTGTTCCGCCTTGTTGATGAACCTAGTGGCAGTGAACATCACCGACTGGTTGTCGTTGTCCTCGTTGAAGCTGATCTCCGTAACCACGTAGTCCAAGCTCTTGCCGTTGTTGGCAAGGTACTTCGAGTAGTTCTCGAACTTGTGCGTCTTGTCGGTGGGGCTATCGCCGAACAAAGACTTTGAGGCCAGATTCATCTGGTACACATCGTTCTCAAGTGCGGAGTTGAAGTTCTCCTCCAGCATCACAGCCAGTCGGCGCGAGTAGCGGCAAGCCTTGGAGTTCGCCATGCCCGAACCCTTGATGTTCTGCTGGCAAGTGTCGCAACGATCCGACTGTGGGTTAGCAGCACCAGCGTCAGGCACGTTGCCATCGTTCGAGAAGCAATCTGGCGAAGTCGGCTCGGCGTCAGGAGTCCACTGCTTAGCGTAGAAGATACGACCAACCTTAGGCGAAGCATTAACGATAACCACGTTGATGCTGCCCTTGACTTTGCCCATCTCTTCGCCACCGACCATCTTGCGGAAGAGGCCGTTCTTGGGGACGATACGCTTGACTCCGCTCTTACCAGCAATCTGCTTGGTCAGTTCGCTGAGGCCAGCGTTCTGCAGGAAGTCGGGGAGGTCTTGGTTCAGAATAGTGATGTTGCTCATTTTCAGTTTCCTTTTGCGCGTCTAACAACAATGGTGTACGAGTTTTCTACGTTCATCCCCATCGGGAATGAATCTGGATTCTCAGAGAGGAACTCCTTCATATTGGTTTGATGAAGTCTCTTCTCCAACAGGCCGAACGCATCATGTTCCTTGATGAACTGATACATCGAATCCCAGTCGCCCGTCCAGTACTTAGACTTGATCGAACGAATGACTGTGCCGTGTTGTGTGCGGATGCTGTCGGCGTTTAACTGCTTGCACGTGTCAAGCATCGCCCCTTCCAGAACATCCATCTGTGCGTCCATCTCGGCGCACTCTGCCTTGTACTTGCTGGTCAGCATGTCCTTGGCATCTCTTATCTTTATGTAAGCCTCGGCCATCTTGTCTACAGACACAGATGACTCTTCCTGAACTTCTTCGTTCATCCTAATCTCCTAACTTTGTTACGGGAGGTCTATCTTAGCAAGAGTCTTTACATTGTCAAGCGATTTCTACAGGCTCGGCAGAAATTTCTTGGCGGTAAAGATCAATCACATTCTGGTGGTTTTCTACGTTGTTACGCAGAAGGGCGTACATCCTAGCCTCAACTGAGGAGCCCGAGATATGCACGATGGTCATGTTGTTGACCTGACCGGGGCGGTCAATACGTGCGTTGGCTTGAAGGTACGTTTCCACACTAGAGCAGGGAGCGTACCAAATGATTGTGTTCGCTGCCGTCAGTGTTAGCCCGTGGGAGGCTGCTTGCGGTTGGATGATGAGCACCCGTGGGGACTCGTTCTCTTGGAACATCCTCACGATCTCGGATCGCTTGTTGACCGATACCGAACCGTTGATGACTTCGCAACTGATGTTGTTCTTGTCTAGGTGGTTCTTCAGTAGGGCTATCGTGTGAGTGAACGGAACGAACACAAGCACCTTGTGGCTTGCTTCCTCAATCACTTCCTGTACTACGTTAAGCCTGTTGCTTACGTCGAACTCAATGACGCTCTTGTTGTCGGTGTAGACCGCACCGCTGGAAATCTGCAGTAGTTTGTTGATCTTCACCGCAGCGTTAACGGCAGAGATTTCTTCACCAGCCGCCTCGAACCACATTTCCTTCTTGAGCGTTTTGTAGTACGCATACTGTTGTGGGGTGAGCGGTGCATCCCGATCCACGTGGATAACTGGAGGGAGGTCTAGGCACTGGGCCTTCTCAAACCTGATCGCTGGCTGCAGAATGTTGTGGACTATGTGCTTCGCTTCGGGTCTGGGGATGTACCGATAGTCGCTCACCTTGAACATCACGGAGTCGCGGAACTGCCCCAAGAACGGGGGGACTGACTTAGGGTTAACCAACTTGGCTAGCCCGTATGCGTCTACGGGGGACTGGGCAGCGGGAGTACCCGTCAACATCCACAGCCCCTTGACCACCTTCATAATGTCACGAAGGGTCTTCCACCTAGTTGTCTGTGCGTTCTTATATGCTGATGCTTCATCTACTACGACAAGATCGAACCCGCCAGCCATGATCTCTTCCTTCACGATGCCCACACCATCGAAATTGATGATGACGAACTCTGCACCGGAGTCGATGATCTCTTTACGCTTCTTAGCCGAACCATAAGCAACCGTAACACTACGGTGCAACGCGAACTTGAACAGATCGTTCTGCCATGCCGACTTCATAATCGACAACGGACAGATCACTAACACTCGCTTCACTAACCCTAATTGCATCAAATAGTCCACTGACCAAATCACTGATGCTGTTTTACCCGTACCCTGCTCGTTGAAGCAGAACGCCTTACGGTTGGCGATGAGGAATTCTGATGTAACTTTCTGATGGTCGAATGGTGTGAACCCGTGAGGACGGGGCCACTTGTACTCTGATAGGTTCATTTTTTAGGCTTGTTGACTTTCACTGTGTGATCCGAGTTCCTGCTGAACGAACGGTTCGCGCTCGGTGCTTTCAGCTTTAGGTTGCTCGGTGCGTTGGTCCCACCTTTTGACAGTGGGACCGTATGATCTATGTCTTTACCCGTGCGGTCAATCCCTTTTTTGTCCATTTCATTTCGAGCACTTTCGCGCTTCGCTCGTTTGGGACCTTCGCCCCTAGCGACTTGTTGTGCGTACTCTTTTTTGTACGGGCGGGGCTTGTTGACGTAGGGCATGATGACTCCGTTATTTACCGCACGGGCCTAGCGCCTGTGCAAACATATGATCCTCCTCCAGCAACTTGATCCTGCGGAGGGCGCACTCGTAATGGTTATGCCCGAACGTATAGCAGTCGGGGCCATGCGTTCCAATTCTACCGTCCCTATCCTGCTGCCAGCGTAGTGCTTGGCGTAGGCGAATGATCTCTGCCGCTGCGTCTGCTGCCAGATCGCTTTTTTCGGCATACAAACGGATGAGGATTTCCGCTGGGCTGTCTGGTTTCATGGTTGCACCTTTGGTGTGGGGTTATTTGCAGACATTCCAAGCACCACGTTGATGAGACAGTCGCTGCGTCCGTCTAGCTGCATTACCCGCCTTTGTAATCTTCATATCGAGGCGAGTTCTTACGCCATCGGCTAGGTCCTTATTGTCGATAAAGGTACTCTTGTTAGTCTGAGAGCACTTGAGCCCTACGATCTTTGGCACAACAGCGAGGCAACTTACTGGGGTGCTTTCATGTTTGAGCAACCACTCATTCAATTTAGGCCATTGAGAAGCAATGAACGCTCGTACCGGAGCCCTGTACTCCCATTTGGAAACGGGCAGGAAAGGGTAAGCGTTAGAGAACTCCATCATCGCGGCGTCGTCTTCTAAATCCACGCCAAGGGCGCTTGTGATCTGCCCCATGCGCCAATGCTTAACGAACCCGATAACAAGCCACTCGGCTACTTTAGTTGAGTCACTCATGTCTTGCTCCTTTCGGGCCAATTTTTAGGGCGGTCAGTCCATTCGATGTCTACGCGCAGCGTTTCTTTCTTCGCCGCCCAGTGCGCGGCTTTCTCGGCCGACTCATGCATAAATGCTGCCCATGACCAGCACTCACCATCCCACCAGCGGTAGGCCGCGCTGTCTCTGTTGTGATAATGCTTAGTCGGCCACCAGCCAAAACTCGGTGGTTGGCCTTTATGCCATCTAGGTGTATACAAATCTGCCATATTCCATTTCGTAGTATTACCAGAACAAGCAGCACACTTCCACACTTTTTGGCGTGGATTGAACGTGCCACCTAACGCAGCCTTCTTCTTATTGCATACAAAACATATTCGAGTGAACCCGATAGTCGTTACCATCACTTTATCTCCACCGCATAAACCCGGATAAACTCCGCCAATTTGTATAGATCAAACAACTGAGAAGAGGGCACAGTCCTTGTCAGCCTGAACCCCTCGGCCTTGAGTAGTACCGACAGCGCACCCCTCCGTGCCTCTGGCGTAACCACTTCGAGTAGACGGGCAAGCTCCTTCGCCTTCTCCCAGTCCATTACTTAGCCGCCGTTTCCGTTCGCTTACGTTCATGGCAGACAAGAAACTTCCCGTCTTTGCTCGGTTGGCACTCGAATACATCGTCTTCGTCGTCCACAAGCGGCTGCGTACAGGCGTAGAGCAGCAATAACATTGTTAGAGCAAAGGCTACAACGCGCATGGCCTAGCGACCTCGCGGACCCACATTGCTAATTCCTTAGCAGTGGCATCCTCTGGGGGCTGCATATTGTTGGGTATCTCCCACCCAGTCCCGGTAGCCTTAAGGACCTCCTCTATGGGTGTCCTGCTACGCAGAGAATCTTTCGCTGCCTGTGCAGCACATCGCCAAATCAAAGCCATATCATTACTCCAAAACAAAGTACGACCAAAATTACCGCCGCTAATATAAATACGATTGCATCTAAAAAATCCTTATCGTCGCCCTCTGGGTCAGGCCACCCACACGCTTGTGGCGCAGGGCAGTTTTCCCGTTTGCCACCGCACGTGCCGCTACACATCTCCTTGGGGATCATCCACATCTCCTTTGGGACCATCCGCTTCTCCTAGTTTTTGTTGTACATACACGAGGAAACAGAGCAGAACTTACACAACGGGCCTTGGACTGGATTCCAAATCCCCGACTCATACGCTTGCTCGATCCGCGCCACATCTTGCGCTGGCTTCTCCATGTATTTGTGCACCATGTCTACATGGTGTACAGCCTTCACAAACTCCTTGCTCACTACGAACACCAATGCTGACTTGACCTTAACAATGTTAGGGAACTTGGCGAAGATGCCCACCGCCACAAGGTCTAACTGCTTGATGTCCGCATACCGTGCGCTCTTGCTGGTCTTGTAGTCCACAGAGTAGGCCAACTGCCGTTCATGGTCCAGCACAACCAAGTCGGCGATGCCGTGCCACCATACGTCAGGCGCGTTGAAGTCACAGGCTTTCAAGTCTTTCGTTAGCCCTAACTTGACCTCGACCAACTTCTCGCCGGGAATCTTTGCCAACTCATCAAGCGTGGGCTTCATGTAGTCGAATTTAGGATCAATCGGCTTGTTATCCCGAATGAAATCTTCCGCTGCGGTATGGGCAGACTTACCGTATAGGGTTGCTACCGTATCTGGTTCAACGATGTCCTTCGCTACCTTAGTGTGGTAATACTTTTTGGGGCACTGCTGGAATGTCTTCAGACTACTGAACGACCAGACGATTGGTTTCATACCGACCTCAATTTCTCATTCATATCCTTCATGTCTTTGATCGCATTGACCATCAACTTAGTATCTACTAGCGTTTGTATAGCCGCTTCAATAGCAACGTCAAAGTCGTTATCCAACATCGCGTCATGCACTTTACGCAAACCCTTCTCTGCCATCATGCAGGGGTAAGCGTAATCAACAATCGCCGTAACTTTCTCCATATCCCGCCTCGCAATTTAGGGGTAAATCCATCGCCCACGATGGGCGTAATCTCATACACAATTCGATGTACTCTTTGGCTGTATGTATCTCTTCCTCTGGCACTACACACGCAATGGCGTCATGCACAGTCATCACAACACGGTACTTCTTGTTGACGATGAGCATCTGGTCGCCAATGATAATTCGAGCGAGTGCTTGGCACACGTTTTCTATGACCTTACCCCCATAAATGCGCGTGAGGATAGTGGCTTTCCCTTTCTTCGTGTCGTACACAGTTTCAGTATCGCCATCGTCGTCCTGATGCTTGCGTAGGTTGGGGTACTTGAGGCGTAAGCCGTTGGGCAAAAGGATGCCCTTCTTGCCGTCTACGTTCAGCACTCCGTTCACTCCCAGTGTGGTGTGCTTGTCTTCCATGATGGCGTCTATGGCCCTACCAGCCTCGGCCCATAACTTTGTTATCCTGCCGTACGTTTTGCGGTACGTGTCGATGATCCGCTTGCACTCCTTCGAGTCAATGGTTACGCCGAACGTCTTTAGTTGTACTTGGAACCTATCAGGACCCATTCCGTACCCTGCGCCAAGGATGGTGGTCTTACCCACAAAGCGTTCTTCCTTCGTGATGTCTGCTTCGGCCTTGTTGTATATGCGAGCAGCCATAATGCGGTACACATCCTCGCCCCGATCAAACGCTTCGACCAGATCAGTTTGCCCCGCTAGCCATGCCAGCGTACGCGCTTCAATCTGGGAAGAGTCTGAGTCGAGGATGTAGTAGCCTATTGGCGCGATGATGCACTTCTTGAGCAGCGAACCCCGTGGTAGGTTTTGTAGGTTCAACTTGTCGTCGCCACCCCATCGCCCAGTATGGGCAGCGTAGTACCGTAAGGGAACGGGTAGTGGTCCACGTTCGGCGGTTCCGATCAGCCGCTCGGTTCGTGTCTCTTCAAGGGTGGACTTAGTACCTAGACGCGCAGCGACAAGGGCTTGCACCCTCAGATTGTCGTGGTCGAGTAGCGCCGTGAACTCCTCATCGGACTTGGAGAAGGCGTAGGTCTGACTGCCGTTCGCTGGGCTTACCTTCATAGGGGGAGTGACCCCTAACTCTGTTAGCGCCCCTGCAAACTTGGGGTTGCTCATTAGGATGTCTTTGTCGAACTCGCCAAGGAGTTCGAGTTTGCGGGCTTGCACACGGAGAAGGTGCTCGCCCAACGCCAACCTGTCCAACTGCAGCACGGGCTCGGTGAACATCCGCAGCGTGATATCAATCAGGCTCAACTCCACCTCGGGGAAGTCGCCCATCGCCTTGTACAACTTCCAAGTCAGGGCCACATCGTTCTTGCAGTACTCGCCATACTGCGCTAGTTGCTCAGCACCGAACTGCTCACGCCTCAGCCCAAGGGCATCGACTACCTCCGTGCCCTTCACGCCCAACTTGTAGTGCTCGGCTAGCACCTTGAGACTACCGCCTACTTCAGTACCGTGGAGAGCACGGGCCATGCTGAGTGTGTCCACCCATCCCTTAGGCTTTATTCCGTACAACCAATTAAGAATAGCCCCATCGAACACAGCGTTGTGCGCTACCGCTGTGGAGTTACCCCAATCGAACCTACTCAGGAACGCATGAGTCTGCAGCGCGTCACCGCTGAACCACTCGGGCTCCCCACCGTCTACCTGTACTGCAACACCGATAACCTCGAACTCGGGGGAACGAATGTACTCCTCCGTGGTTATCTTCGACAGGCTGAACTCTTGCGAGTAGAAAGTCTCGAAGTCGATTGTCAGGATCATTTCGCCCCATCCGTGTCCCTACCACTAAATACGGCTACGCTAACCTTGGTTTCGTTGAGTGCTTGAATTGCAGATAGGGCAACCGCAAGGCGTTCTGCGTTGGCAATAGCCCGCTCAAAGTCCGGTGTAGTTAGAACAGCTTGAGCAGCTAAATACTCCTGCTTCATCTGAAGCGCCTCAGATTGCACCTTAGTCGATGCTGACTTAATTGCTGTGAGATCGTTAGCAATCGTTGAACGAAACTTATCAAGCGTTGCCTTGAGTTCCTTGAGAGCGTCGTTTGCTGAGCCCGTCATTTCTACTGCTGCTTGTTCGATATCCATTGCCATTGCCCTTCCAAGTTTTAATGTATAAACGTCGTTGTCCAGTAATTTTCTAATGTCTTTTACAACATACATGGGTTCCCTCCTACCATGAGCAGTCTTGAGGTTAAATTCCATACCCCCCCATGCTTTGTCTGGAGCGACCCACTTTCCGTTAACGACTGGCATTACTTACCTCCCCATCTAACATAGTTAGCGATCAGCGTTTCGAGTTCTTCGAGGTTGTCCTCGTTGACCACCATAGCGTAGCCACCAGCGTTCTTGATCCTGAGTAGGTTCTGCGTCTGCAACGCAGTCGGCTTGTTGTTGCCAGCCTTGGCCTCGATAGCGAGGAACTGGCCGTTGACGCAGCAGAGGAAATCGGGGGCTCCTGCGTAGCCGTAGCCCGAACCTATGGGCATGGTGTAGTAGGCGTTGTGTGCCTTGAGAATGTCTTTGATCTTGGCCTTGACCTTGGCCTCAGGTGTTGCTGCCATCTCATCCTCCAGTAGTTTTCGAGCCATGATCTTAGCACAACCCTTTACAAAGTCAAGACGAAAAAAAGCCACCCGAAGGTGGCTTAGTGGGGAGAGGAAACCCTAACTTTGTTAGTCGCCCAGCAGCGAACCGATCTCGCGCTCCAAGTACCACTTGGCTTTCTTGAGGTCCTCGATGCGCGTACCCTTGAGCCCGCTACGGACTACGTACTTAATCACATTGCCCAAGTTGTAGTTCAAGTCCTTGGCCTCGATAAAGTCTATAGTTTCGATCCCACCCTGCGTGTAGTGCGGTGGGCGGTTCACCATATCAACAGAGTACTCGTTGCAAAGCGGCTCCTTGAATTCATTGACTAAGGATTCCAGCATTTCAACAGTGACGGCTTTCCTCTCCACGGGGGGCTTAGCCGCTGTCTTCTTCTTGACCGCTGGCTTCTTCGCAGTCTTCTTCTTGACCCTCGCCTTGACGCCGTGGACTTCACGGTTGAGTACGTATACCTGCGCATACGTAACGTCGTACAGCAACGCTACGTTCTGCAAACTGACATGCGGGCTCTCCTTGAGGAACGCCCTGATCTCATCCTTCTTCTCTTTAGTCAACATAACCTTCTCCTTCGCTGATTGTTTCGTTATTGAAGCCTAACTTTGTTAGGGCTTGCTCGTTCAGATAGTGATCCGTCAGGACCTGACGCATCTTCACTTGCTGATTCTCGAACTGCTTGTAGTAGTCCATCACTTCCCTCGACAGCCGTAGGCTGGTGCAGATCAAGGCTGGCCTCTTGCCAAGTCCCCGCCCCTTCTTCACTACGGGTAACTTTAGTTCTTCAATTCCTGTCGTCATCTAACTTCTCCTGTTGTGGTAATGCTGTATTTGAAGGGCCAAGGACTTTCTCCTCGGTAAAGAAACGGTGCAAGTTCGCGCACTCCCGTTGCCTTATGGTTCCCTTCCTCGTTGCTAACACTCTGGTCCATGCCCCACACTGGGGGCACGGAAAACCTTGAGTAATCTTCGCCACTCATTCCTTTCTCTGCACACCCTGCGCTAGCAGCCACTTATCTCCAAGTTTCTGCACGGCCTGTGCCCACTTCAACTGATTCTTGCGAGTCAGGTCCGCAGGGATGTAGTCCATCGGTTGCCACAACCGACGCGATGTTTTAAGTAGTTCAACTCTCATTTTTCACCTCCTCAAGAATGAGAATAAAAGTCTCGTCGTTGATGCGGCATCCGGTGTCAGTCACGAACTGCTCGGCCTCCACCAACTTCAGCATACCCAACTTGCCGCGCATCTCTTGGGGGAGCGTATTGTCATCGTACAAATCCACTTTGTCACCTACTTTGACAATATATTTCCCACCGTCTTTGATGACCAGCACGGCCTTGCCTTCGTTGAAATGATCTCGGACTTTCTGGATGGTCAACATCTCGATGCCAAGCCTAACTTTGTTATCTATCCCTTCCAAAGTGTCCCTAGCCCTCTGGTTGTCCTGAGACTTCAGCCAAGCAACGAACACATCGAACCCCTCCTCCTTGACGTACTGATTAGAGACACGTTCGATCTTGGCTTCGACCTCACGTATCTGTGCCCACTTGTGGTTGCTGGCGGTGTTGGTAACCTCGGCGGCTTTGGCGGCTGCGATAGATATGCGTTCGTTGGTACTCATAGACCCGAACATCTTCTTCACCTTGAGCACAGCCTTGTCGGTGTCGGTGGTCTTGTACCTGTCACTGCGCGACAACTTGTCCGTGATGCGCTTGTTCCTGACGTACACGCAGTAGTTCCTACCGTGCCAGTCAAAGCCGATCTCGCCAAGCCTCTCGCCATTCGACTCCACCACGAACTCAGTCACATCGCAACTGTTCGTCTTGACGCCAATGAAGTCCCACAGAGGTTTGTCTGTTGCCAACTTAGCGATAACGCTTTTAAGCATCTGGGAAACACCATAGGGCTTCTCCCCGTTGGCCTCTCGTCGCTCGGCGTAGTCGGCGAGTTTCGCGTTGAAGCGCACGTTGGTGTTAGTGAATCCTGCTACCATTTTCGTTACTCCTTATGTTGCTGATTACCACTCGAACTTGCCAAGGATCGCATCGACCTTGGACTTCACGCTGCTACGTGTGTCTGCATCTTCCTTGATCCTTTCGATGTCGGTAGATAACATTGTTACTTCCAACTGTCGCCGTGCCTCTTCCAACTTGGGGTCGTTGGTGACGTTGAGTTTGGTCAACAACTCGCACAACTCAAGCGGGTTGGTGATGAGCGAGTCGTAGTACCGCTTCTTGGGTACGTCGCTATCCTCATCGGTGTCGTCGGTCAACTTCTCGCTGATGCCCGTGAGCATCTTGTGCAGCCGATCCCACGGAGCCTTCATCGCCTCGGCGAGTCGCTCGTTGAACTTCTCCTCGTACGCCGCCTGAATCTCCACCAAGTCCTGCGCTGGTATGTCTAGGCGGAAGTCGCCAGCATCCGACAACGGATTGGTTGAGCGACGGAACCCGAACTTGCACCGCACTTCATCAAGGGGCGGATAGTCCTCGGCCTTGAACAACTTGCCAAGGTTTGTCGGAGCCTCGGCAACCAGACGCGGGTACTCCGCGAAGAAGTTGTTGCACATAGCACCGAACTGAGACTCGAACGTGTTCATGGCAGTCTTGTACTCCATGAAGATTTTGGTAGGTGCAAGCCTCTCACCCTTGTCTGCCCACGGCAGCGTGTTGAGGTTGTGGTACAGACGGACACGAGCGGCGAACTTCTCGATGTCCTTACGCAAACCCGTACCTGCGAACAGGTTCTTCTTGGTCTGGCTTGCGTTCGATACCGCGAAGGCATCGCTGTTAACCCTATCGGTAGTCTCCCGATCAATCTTCGATGCGGGCCACACGCTGATGTTCAACTCCACTAATACTGCTGATGCGCTAATACTCATAATCATCTCCTATTTGGGGTCCTTGACTTTTCTCTCTAACAATGTTAGGCGGGGGTGGGCGTTACTTCTCTGGCTTGCCAGCAAGTTTCGCCATGCGATAGAGGTCGTCGCTAATCAACTTAGCGGTGAGAGCCTCAGTGTTGGGGTACACATGATGCGTGTTATCCCCACCGCTCACGTACTTGGACTCATACTTCTCTGACTTCTGAAGTATCTCCATCACAACGAGAGCATCCTTGGGGGACATAACGTACTCCCCGTATCCAAATGACAGCACTATCATTTTCGTTTCTCCTTCAGTCTTTAACGTGAACTGTTTTTCCGTTAGGCGCAACAACATCGTTACCCCCCACGATGCACCACAGCACTGGAGCCGTCCATCCCGTACCCCAATCCGAACCCACGTAACCATCGGTGAGGATGATGATGCACTCGGGAACAATCTTCTTGTACTCCAAGAAGGTAGAGATGCAAGATGGCGAAGTACCGCCACCACCTTTAGGGCGGGTTGAACTAACAATGTTAGAGACATCCCCATTCCCCTCGTACTCTTCGTGTGCTGCTACTGCTGAGTCCCAATAGATCAGATCAACCTTGTCAGGGTTGACTTCCTCGGCCACGCCCTTGACTTCCGACAGGAACTCGGCCAACTCCTTGTCGCCAATGGAACCTGACGTATCAATAGCGATGACGACATGCCCCACCTTCTCACCGATCAGGCTCGGCATATACACATCCCCGCTGAGGAAGCGACGGTTCACCCTACGCCATGAGGACGTATCCTTAGCAGAGCAGGTGGACTTGACGAACTCGCGGAGGACTTCGCGCCAGTCGATCTTCGGCTCCATCAGGTCCGACAACTCGCGGCTCATACCACCCGCGCCCTTGCCCACCTTCTTCTCAGCCATCAAGCCTTGACGGATTGCTTGGTCAACTTCCCGTTCGAGTTGCTTGCGCTCCTCGGGGGTCATATCACCCGCGCCATCCCAGTCGTGGTCGTCTAGACCAGCGCCTTCATCTTTGGGCTTGCCGGGAACTCGCCCACTTCCGTCAACGGGAGTCCCATCTCCGTCCTCGGGTTCCCCATCTCCGTCCCCACCCTCACCACCTTCTTGCTCTTTCTGCTCCTGCTTGAGCAGATCGAAGACCTGCTTGGCGTTCATGCCCTTGAAGCGAGGGTCGATCAGGCCCATCGGCTGCCCCTTCTTCGGGCCATCCTTGTAGCGTGGCATCACGATGGTGTCACCGCTCGGGTCAATGTCGCGGAGCATGAGGTTGATAACGTAGTCACAGGCTTGGTTGGCAAGTTTGTGGTTCTCGTCGTACAACTTCTTCCACGTGGTCAAGTGGCGGAAGGCTTTGTGCAATGACTCGTGAAGTACCACGAAGCACAACTCTTTCTCGGAAAGTTCTTTGACGAACTCCCTGCCGTACTTCTCATCGCGCCCGTTGGTCGATGCGGTTGGGATGTTGTCTACGATGCTGGTCTTACCCACCATCAGGATGCCCGACCACAGGGCGAACTTCGGATTGCGCATCAGGCTGATCTTGGCCTTCTGCAGTTTGCGTTCTTCTAACATTGTTATCACTCCTCTAGTAATTTAAGATACGCTTTGGCTAAATCAGCCTGATGACCGGGGAACTCGGCGAGCACCTCGTACCCCGGACTAACTTCACTGTGCCTAAGCACTTGGACCTTACATGGGCGGTTCGGGTTATTGATACTCGCGTACCTATCCACGTACCGTACCCACACCCTCGGGATGTTGCCGCTGCCCATCACAGCAAGTCCTGATTCTTGGCAACCCAGTCGGCGAACGCCTTGCTGCTGAACGCGATGCTCTGCTTGGCTGGGGCCTTGGCGATGTTGATCGCAAAGACTGCTTGCCACTCGGCATCGAACCGCTCCAGATACTCCATGAACGGAGTGATGGTGGTCTTGTCGATACGTGCGATAGCACCAAAGCACACGATGGCACAGGCAGCAGGGCTAGTCGGAATCGGCGTAGTCTTCGGGTTCTTGATCGTCGCTTCCCACGTTGGGAGTTGGTCCGAGAACTCGATGTACGCTTGCATGTCCCGCGCTGCGCTCTCACCCACTGCACCAGTCAACGCAGCGATAACGCTGTCGGTGTCGTTCAAGTTCCGTGTCCTAACAATGTTAGAGGCGGTCTCCAACGAGCGAGGAGTGACGAACCCATTCTGGGTTTTGCGTGGGTGGTAGATGTAGGGGTTGTCCCCTTGGGCAGCATCGGTGTAACTCGCAAGGGCGTGGGGGTACTGATTCACCCAAGCGATGACCTCGGCCTCGATGCCCTTGTTGATGGCCCACTCGATCCACTCATCGGCTGTGGGTTTGGATACGGTGACAGTCACAAGCCGGTTGCGTGAGTGCGCTTTGAGGTTGTCGCCCACACCATCGGACGACAGGTTACCCGTCAAGAACCTATACGTACCCTTGGGCAGAGAGATGTCGCCAAGGCGAGGGTTCGCCTTCTCCAGCATCGGATGCAACATGTTCTTGACAGGGTCTGCACCCTTCGAGAACTCATCGAGCATGATGACCATCGGACGCCCAGTGTGGATACCGAACCGAGCGTTGGGGTAGTACCTAGTAACTTTGTTATCGTGGTCGATCACGGGCATGGCGATGTCGCCAAGGTCCATGTTCGGTACGTCAATATACGCATAGTCACAGCCCGTCTGTGCAGCGATAGATTCCAACAGCGAAGACTTGCCGATACCCGGCTCGCCCTGCAAGAAGAACACAGTCTCGGGGTTCGTCACGATAAGCCGTGCGGCTTGCTTGAGGGTGACGGTCCTGCCAAAGTTGATCTCAGCCATTTCTAATACTCCTGATGAACACTAACAATGTTAGGTCTGGCCCATCCAAACCTAACTACTCTCTCCACTAACAAACTAAATTCCCACCATACATATAGTATACCACATAAAAGGTCTAATGTCAAGTAAATTAGGGTGCGAATCGTTGGTGTTTCCCCCTACTCAAATGCGGATCGAAGCCTTCTTGTACTCAGCCTCAAGCACTTCGGCCTTCGCAACCTCTGCGTCGTCGTACATCCACATCCAGTTCGTGTAGACCTTGTTTGGGGCCATCCCGTCCTTGAGCACTACGGCTTCCAAGATAGCCTTAGAGAAGTACATCTTTATCACCTTCTCGAAGTTCGAGCGCAACGTGGCGGTGTCCACGTTCTTCACCACCGTCAGGTCCTCGGCTCGATGCGGTTTGTGGTAGTTGTGATGCACCGTCATAAGAATCACGAACGCTTTGTAAAAGTTTTCGTGTTTGGTGTCCTCGGGCTGGTCGTTCTTGATGAGGTCGAAGAACTCCCTGCACTTGGTGTCGTACTGATCTATCCACTGTGCGTACGTATTCTGCCCTTGTGGGCGGCAATTAGGCGTAGGCTTGTGGTACATCTGGTCCCACTTGTCGCTCAGCCTCAGGAACACACCATGCGTAGTCCCAATCACATCAGCAGCCTCACCGATGGTGTACTCGATGGCCTCGTAGTAACTTGGCTCTGAGGTGGCGAAGTACGGCTTCACTTCCACTTGCACCTTGCGTAGGGATATGGATGCCTTGAAATACTTGGTGAACTCCGAGTACCGACGCCTAACATTGTTATTCTGAGCGCGGTTGATGGCGTAGCCGTAGATGACTGGCTTGGTGTCTGCGTCGAAGGCGAGAACTGGCGGCGCTTTTGAGCCGGGGTCTTTGGGGAGACAGCGCAGCACCAACCCAGTCGGCGGGACAATGGACTTGGGGCTGCTCCCGTCTTTGGCTACAGGCTCACACAACTCAATCACGGTCTTGCTGTTCTTAGCGTAGCAATGCACTCGCAGGATTGAGCCGATGAACTCACGGGTGGTGCTTGTGCCCCACTTCTCCAACTTGACGATGATGCGCCCGTCTGCTTTGTACGTGATGACGGGGGTTTGGTAGAGCATGAACTCTACGTCTGTCTCGTCTGTCTTACCCACACGCACGGAGTACGTACTAACATTGTTACGCGCACCCAGAGGGACCATCCCCGCATTGCACCCGCTGCCCCCGATGGGCTTGGTTGTTTTGAGCAAACGCATGGCATGGCCGTATTCATGCACGTACGGAAGGTTACGCATGGTTGAACAATTTCCCCACATTTCATTTCTCCTGATTGGTTAGTTAATTGATGATAAAAGTAATACGCTTATCTGCTGCCTTGCGGCGTTTCCAGTAGGGCAGTGCCCACTCTAAGTTCGTCTCGATGACGATAAGTTTTTTATTGAAGAACACTAACATTGTTATTTCTCCTTATTGCTATTGCGAACCACTCTGGCAACCCAAGAGGAACATGGCTCAGTGTCTCCCTCCATGTTGATGCACTCCTCCATGTTGTCAATCGTCTCGTCCACTTCCATGAACTCGCAGGGGATCAACTCCCAGCGCACATGAGCAGCGAACGTGGCTTGTGATCTGTCCATGAATTCCAGAGCCTTATCTCCGGTGCGGAAAACATAGAACCATGTTGGCCGTGCTTCCTCGTTGCCGTCCTCGTCACGGTTCACGCCTTTGCACAACCATGCAGTATGTCTTTGCTTGCTCACTTTGCTTCTCCTTTGTACTTGAACACGGCATCCTGTGCCTCCGAGAACTTTTTATAGATGTCAACGTACATGGTGCGGACAGTAGTTATGTCTGCATCTGTAGCATCTGGATTACGCATCAACTGCAGGATGTGCTGCCCCATCTGCTGCACACCTACCTCCAACTCGATGAGTCGGAGGATTGCGTCCTTGTGCTTTCTGTCCCGCATAACAAAGTTAGGTGGCGGGAACATCAGGCTTGGGCTTTTGAAGTCACGCTTCAGGTCTACGAAGATCATTGCAGCACCTCATGTTCAGTTACGAAATACGCATAGCCTCGGCGGTGCGCTGCTTCCAGCACACGAGCCTCAGCCCTACCCAAACTAGCGCACACACCGACAATGCGGAAGTCGTCATTGCCGCCATCGTCACGCTTCTCCCAAACAATCCATACTTTCATTTCATTACTCCTTGTATTGACGGCGACCACCGCCTTCGCTAGTGACCCATGCGAACAGGTCAAAGGCATCCGCATAGACGATGGTTGATTTGAACGGGCCTTCCCATTCAAACTCTGTGTACTCTTGCATCTTGGCGATGCACTCCTTCTTGGTCTTGCTAACAATGTTGTAGCAGGGGGAGTCAGACTCCTGCGTTGCTATCCAGTAGGTCAGTTTAGGCATTACGTTCTCCAGTAAAAAAGGTCGAGCACTACCACCACGGCAGCGATCCAATACACCACACACAAAATACGATCACTCATTTCCTTCCCTCACTTTCATCATCTCGTCGGCCAGCACGAAAGCCCAATGTGCTAGTTGCTGTTGGACTGTCTCCAACCCTTTCGGGTTAGGTAGACGCAAGCATCCACCGTTGTTGGCGTTAGCCAGCAAGCCAGTAAGTGCAGCCATTGCGAATTGGTCATGCACAGTTGTGTACGTGAACTCACTCATCTCAGTCCTCCTTCTTTGTGAATAGGTGCAAGTTGTCCAACAGGCGAGGGGCAACGTACGTTTTGTTCGTTGGGTTTTTCGGGTCGAACATGTCGAAGTCCTCAAGGTCACGGCCTTCTTGCTTCCAGTCGTAGTCATCGTCTGTTGGGGCTGGTCCGTAGATGCCACCGTGGGCAGTGATAACACCGTTAGCGTCGAAGGAGTACTGGATAAGACGGTGACCACACTCCATCACGCGCACGAAAGGTGAGCGGTCAGTGTCTTCGTCTTTGGTGGGATCACCACCGAACCCGATCTCGTATTGCTGGTCCAGTCCGTAGATGGACATTGCGTGGTTGAGCAAAGTGATTGCTCCCATTGCGTCGATAGTGGCTTGAAGTGCAGTTTTCATGTGGTCCTCTTTGGGTTGAGTTGGGCTAACAAAGTTAGGTTACCGGGGCTGACGTAGATGTAGTTCGATTTGTTCATGGGCACAACGCACCATGAAGCACGGGCCTCGACTGCTGCTTGCTCACCGCAGCACATGCACAGGACATAGCCAAGGCGAAGGCGCTCGCTTGGTACGTCATCTCCGCACAGGGGGCACTCGCCCCAGTCGAGGTCTGGGTTGTTGCCTGATCTGCTGCTCATGGTGTGTCTCCGATGATTGGGTTGGTGACTGGGTTACGCTTTGCAGGGCGGCGAGCGGGGGGAATAGGCACTGGGCCGTTGGGCGTGTACTCGTAGCCCTCGTAGCCCTGACTATGTAGCCATGCGTAAAACTTTCTCGGGTCCTTGTGGTGCGACCACAAGAAGTACTCCCACTTGAATTCGTCTGACTCAAGGTCTGCGCGTTGTTTTTCCATCTCGTACTCCGTTTCTAACAATGTTATTGATCGAACGAAACGCCTTGGTTGTGGATCATCCACCTACCATCAACAGGGTTGATGTACATGAAGGCAGGGTGAGCAACTCGGCGGTCAGCGAATGGGGTTGAGTGATCGCCTGTGTGTATGAAGGCAAGCACAGCCAACTCATCAATGCGCTTGTTGCATGAGCAGCGGTAGGTGAGCACTCTCTCGTCGCGCTCGGATGCTTCTTCGTCCTGCCTCATTGAGCAGGGAGCGCACTTGAAGCCCTGTCCCTCGGTGCGTACGGGGATGGGTTGGCCTGTCGCACCCCAAAAGAATGACAGCACGTGAAAGCCGTCGAGGGTGATGAAATTCATGGTATCCATTTCGTTACTCCTAATGGTTGAGACACTTCTAACAAAGTTAGGTCGGGCGGATTCCAAACCTAACTAACAACTAAATTCCCACTACACATATAGTATACCACAAAAAGGGCTTAGTGTCAAGTAAATTAGGGTGCAAATCGTTGGTGAGTTGGGCGTGTAAATCGGGCGTGTTTTGGGGGTGGTTCGGGCGGGGGCTAACATTGTTACGTTTCTGGAATTCGGTGAGAACGGTTCTCAACAACTCGAAAAAGCGTAACTTACTACAGATAGTCAGAATTTTGGGCAGTTGGTGGTTTCGGGCTGTTTTCGGGGGCAGAATGGGGGTGTGGGCTGCGTTACGTTTGGCGCGTTATGCTTTTGGGGCAAAGTTACGTGGGAAAAAGGCGAACGTAACGGAAAACGTAACGAGACATCGTCATATAAATCAACGACTTAGAAGTGAAAAAGTGGCAAAGTTACAATGTTATGTTTTTTAAAGAATATATATGTATCCCGCCGCTGGGTCGGAACGGTGGTATGAATTGCGCTTGCTGTCCGTTATGCTTTTTTCTGGCTGGTGGACTTTCATACATTTTTCTGAAATCCGTAACTTTGTAACTTATCAATGCTGACAAGGACTTAGCGCAATGTGTGGCGTAACTAATACACTATTTCCGTAACTTTTGACCCAAAAAGCGTAACGCGCACGTTTGGGCCCGAACTAACTTTGTTAGTGTGGCTGCGCTGCTATATGTATATGTTGCCCATGCCGAAAACGTAACGCAGCATTGCGGCAGTTGGAGCGGTCGCCGCGCAGAGAACTGGCGGCGCATAACATTGTTAGTGCTACGCTGGCTTGCGCAGCACGCCACGCAAACGTAACGCAACATCTCAACAGTTGGAGCAGCCGCCGCACAGAGAACTGGTAGCGCAAAGGTAGGCGTAATAACTGGTAGAGAACTGGTAAGGAACTGGTGATGGAACTGGTAAAAGATTAGGGTAAACCATTAAACAGTCAGACATAAAAGATGATTAAACAGTCAGACATAAAAGATGGTTAAGGGACGCCGACTCTGACGGACTAGGCCTATCGCCTGATGTCGTTGGCTCCGCTTTCGGTGTTCTGTTTTGTCTTGAATGACAATGCCCGGAAGGGTTTTTCTAGGCGAAAAAAAGCCCACCGGAAAGGTGGGCTCGAGTAGCAGGGACTGGATCAGAGTGCAAGAGTAGCGTATCGGAACTCATGGATACGGAACTGCAAGTGTGTCGCTCCGAAATCCGTTTTCAAAACCTCAGAATCCCGAATGGAACAGTAGCAGATTTTGAGATGCGAGAACATCTGGAAATCCTTGCCGTCCTGCCAATCCGCAAGAATGGCAGACTCTGTTCCGTAGGTGCGCCCGTAGGCTGGAAGCATTGTGATGTGCATTTGATTCTCCGGTGTGACGGACTGGGGATCGCCCAGTCCGTCAGGGTTTAGATGATGAGCATTGCTTCCAATTCAGCAAGCGCCGCATGCAACCGACGATGCACACGCTGGTGCGCATAAATGTCAGACAGAAAATTGTTCACTTTGATGCCCCGGCTGTGTTCGTTGTGATCCACAGCCAGAGCCTCAGAAAGTGCCTCAACTTCGCCGACCACCATCTGTGTCAGACGCTTTTCGATGCGCACGTAGAGGTCAGCGCCGTTTGTGGAAATGCGCACAGGTGTAGCAACACACACAGGGCCATCATCGAATTCTGATTTACATCTTTTGACCATTTGATTCTCCGGTGTGACGGACTGGATCGCCCAGTCCGTCAGGTTAACAAAAAAGGATTAGCCCAAATCGTCGACGTTACCGCCGAGCAACTCAAACGCTTCGATCAGCAGACCCTTTGCTTCGCTGGCAAGGTCGCACTCCTTTGACTCGGACTCGGCTTTGAAAATCCGATTCAGCAGGGTTTTGAAATCCGCCGCCGTTTTCGCGTCGATGCTCATCCCGGCCCTCTCCGAATCACCAGCCGTGACGTAGCCGCTGGCTTCCTTGACACGGTGCCAGTAGACGTGCACGTTGCCAGCGTGGCCCGCCGCTTCCATCTGGGCCTTGAACTTCGCCCTCTCCGCCACCACCCCGGCTTTGAGTTTGCCTTTCAACTCGAACCACTTCGACGTTACCTTGCCGGTGTTATCGACAAGGTCGAAGGCCGCGCACAAGGCCGCCGCGTATGCGCCGAGCACTTCGCCCGTCTTACCCGCTACCGCTACCGCAGCACCTCGAGCCGCATCCAGAGTCACCAGCACCTGCGGCGCGGTGGACGAAACCACTTCGATTTTCTTGGACATAATGTCCCCTTCCAAAGCAACCCCAGAACCGGG